TGATGATCCCAATTTTCCCAACTGGGATGATAGTGACCAATACAAATGGTTTCCCTGGTTTTATCACAATTCGCCTGCGGGTTTCCGGTTCATCGCTTCGGGCTACGATGACTCGAGTTCGAGCGTCGGCTCGCGCTTTGTTTTAAAATCGGAAGACCGGGTACAGCACATGGTGAAATATTTCTTTGCGGATTATAAGGCATTACACACAAAATCATAATCATGAAACTATCACTTTCGGAAAAACATTATCGGGCGGCGTGCAAGGCTAAGAGCCTTGATCATAATAAGGCGGTCCCTAAATTCTCGGCATATCCTGCAGCACAAAGGAAGGGTGCAATAGCAGGAGCAAAACTGATGCTGATCGTCGATCACTGGAATAAGGGCCATATCCATGATTATACCAAGTATGATCAGTGGAAGTATATGCCTTATTTCGAAATAGGAGACGGTTCGCCTGCGGGTTTCCGGTTCAACGGTTCGTACTGCGATTACGCGGGTTCGTACGTCGGCTCGCGCCTTTCATACGTAAATCGGGCGCTTTCGGACAAAGCAGGAAAGGAACTCATTGATCTGTACAGGGATTTAATGATTCAGTAAAATAACAGGTTGTGTCCCGCTGGAAGGGTTGGCATTCGCCTGCAGGTTTCCAGTTCAACGATTCGAACTACGATAACACGAATTCGAACGTCAGCTCGCGCAATTGTTAGTAATGATTTGCGGGACAGGCCTTGCCTCTTGGCAAAAAATGACTTTTTAAAATTGGGGCGCTGGTACTATAGTGGAAAGCGACCCATTAAACAAAGGCATGAAAAGGCTTGGAAATTTATATCAGCAGATTTGCAGTGTGGAAAACCTTAAACTGGCGGACGCCATCGCCAGGAAGGGAAAGAAGCACCATTACGGAATAAAGGTCTTTGATCGTAACCGTGATCTCAATCTGCAGGCACTGAACAGCATGCTGCTGGATAAGACGTACAAAACTTCGGCCTATACCACCTTTAAAATTTATGAGCCTAAAGAAAGGCTGGTTTTCAGATTACCTTATTTCCCTGATCGCATAGTCCATCATGCGGTAATGAACCTGGTGGAAAATATTTTTGTTTCCACATTTACGTCCGATACCTACAGCTGCATAAAAGGTCGCGGAATTCATGCAGCCGATAAAGCCATTAAAAAAGCTTTAAGGAATGAAACTGAAACCCGGTTTTGCCTGAAGATCGATATTAAAAAATTTTATCCCTCAGTTGATCACGCTATCCTGAAAAAATTACTTCGCCGCAAGATAAAGGACCCGGATCTTCTTTGGTTGATGGATGAAATAATTGATAGTGCTGAAGGTCTGCCAATCGGCAATTATCTAAGCCAGTACTTCGCCAATTTCTACCTCACTTATTTTGATCACTGGATTAAAGAAATCCTCCGGGTAAAGCATTACTTCCGTTATGCTGATGATATCGTGGTATTCTCAGGTAGTAAAGAATATTTACATACTCTGCTTAAACAGATAAGTCATTACCTCACTTCAGAATTGAACCTGCAGGTGAAAGGCAATTACCAGGTATTCCCGATCAACAAAAACAGGGGCGTTGATTTCCTTGGCTACGTTTATTACCATGGTTATACAAAGCTCAGAAAAAGCATAAAACAGAATTTCTGTCGCATGCTGGCACGCCGCCCAAATCGAAAGTCCATAGCATCCTATTATGGATGGGCCTGCCATGCTAATACAAAAACCTTACTTAAAACCTTATTAGATGAAAGAGTTCAAAAACTTCAACATCGCCGTGTCCCAAAAAGAGTTCACTGGCGACAAAATAAAAATCGAACGTATCCTGAATCAGGCAATAGTGGTTCTTGATTATAAAATTGAACCATCAAAATATACGGGGGAGAGACTGACAATTTGGTTTGAATACAAAGATGAGAAGCGAATTATATGGACAGGTTCAAAAGTGCTGAGAGAAATGATAGAGCAGGTACCGAAAACGGATTTTCCTTTTAAGACGACGATTATTAAACAAAGCGATCAATACCTTTTTAGCTAATGGAATACCAGGACTTTTTAAAATCTAAAATACGCATAGCCGGCTCAACCGGTTTTAGCCTGAATATTTCAGAGGTCAATCCTGCATTGAAACCGCACAATAAGCTGATGGTAAAATGGATGGTTGAAGGAGGCAGGAGAGCATGTTTTGCCGCTTTTGGCCTTCATAAAACCGTTTGTCAACTTGAAACACTTCGCATTATTCTTACAAAAACGGGAGGCCGGGGATTGATCATCTGTCCTCTGGGTGTGCGTCAGGAATTTATAAACGATTCGAAAAACGTTCTTGGCTGGGATACTGCACCAAAATTCATTCGCTCAATTGAAGAAGCTGGTGAAACGGGTATTTATCTTACAAATTATGAAACCGTACGTGATCTTAAACTGGACCCGCGATTATTCCAGGCAGCATCTTTGGATGAGGCATCTGTTCTACGTGGATTTGGAAGTAGCAAAACATTCCGCGAATTCATGCGGCTATTTACAGGGGATGGTGGTCCCAATGGAAACCGGCGCAGTACTCAGTGTGTTCCATATCGTTTTATAGCCACTGCTACGCCTGATCCCAATGATCATATTGAGCTGCTGGCTTACGCCGACTTTCTTGGGATAATGGACGTTAGCCAAGCTAAAACCCGATTCTTCAAACGTGATAGTACACAGGCTGACAAACTCACTTTGCATAAACACAAGGAAGAAGAATTTTGGATGTGGGTTAGTTCATGGGCATTATTTATTTCCCTCCCTTCTGATATTACCGGTGATCCTTCAGACGATGAAGGTTATGTTCTTCCCGAATTAGATATCCACTGGCACGAATTGCCGAGCGATCACTCGTCAGCCGGCTTTGAAAAGAACGGTCAAAAAAGGTTATTCAAAAATACGGCCGTCGGCCTGGTTGATGCTGCCAGGGAAAAACGTGAAAGCCTTCCTTCGCGAATAGCGAAGATGCTTGAACTCCGGAAGGAAGATCCTTCTGCTCACCGGATAATCTGGCATGACCTCGAAGCGGAAAGGCATGCTATTGAAAAGGCGCTCCCTGATTGCGCAACTGTTTATGGTACCATGGATTTAGAGGAACGGGAAAAGATTATTGCCGATTTCTCTTATGGCCGAATTCCGGAACTGGGCGGTAAGCCTGTAATGATCGGTTCAGGTACCAACTTGCAACGATACTGTTCCTGGGCAATATACCTAGGCATTGGTTTTAAGTTCAATGACTTCATACAAAGCGTAATGCGTTTGCAACGTTTTCTCCAACAAAATCGTGTACGGGTTGATCTTATTTACACAGAAGCAGAGCGACAGGTAAGAAAAAATTTGGAAAGAAAATGGTCACAGCACAATAAAAAAGTTAAAATAATGACCGACCTAATTAAAGAGTTTGGTTTAAGCCATGGAGAAATGGCGAAGGCCCTGACGCGCGGTTTTGGCGTTGATCGAATAACCATTGTCGGCAATAACTATCACCTTATCAATAATGATTCCGTAATTGAAAGCCGGAACTTACAAGATAATAGTGTTGGGCTAATACTTACTTCCATTCCATTTTCTACGCAGTATGAATACTCACCAAATTATTCTGATTTTGGTCACTCCGAAAATAACGATGAGTTTTTTGGGCAAATGGATTACCTCACCCCTGAGCTTTACCGATCGCTCATGCCTGGCAGGATTGCAGCCATTCATGTAAAGGACAGGATTGTACCTGGAGGAATGACGGGTCTCGGCTTTCAAACAGTATATCCATTCCATAAGCATGTAATGGATCACTACATTAAACATGGGTTCGCCTATATCGGTATGAAAACAATTGTGACTGATGTAGTGCGGGAGAATAACCAAACATATCGGTTAGGTTGGACTGAACAATGTAAAGACGGTAGCAAAATGGGAGTGGGTATGCCAGAATATCTTTTGTTATTCCGCAAGCCAGTTACTGATCCGTCAAATGGTTATGCAGATGTTCCTGTCACAAAATCTAAAGAAGATTACTCCCTTTCAAAATGGCAGGTAGATGCTCATGGATTTACCAGGGCATCTGGCAATAGGCCTTTGATGCCGGAAGAGATTGCGAAGCTGGATCACAATCAAATATTCAAATTCTTCCGTGATTACTCGCTGAACTGTATTTATGATTTCGAGTATCATGTTGAGATCGGTGATACACTCATGGCCATGGGTAAGCTTCCAACAACCTTCATGCTACTGCAACCACAGAGCTGGTCCGATGAGGTATGGACCGATATAACTCGCATGCGAACGCTTAATGGTTCACAACATGCAAAAGGTAAGGAACTTCATTTGTGCCCTATGCAGATAGAATTGGCGCAGCGGGTTATTAAACAGATGTCAAATCCCGGTGATAGGGTGCTTGATCCATTTGGAGGGTTGATGACCGTCCCGGTAGAGGCGATTCTTCAGGGCAGATATGGTATAGGCATAGAACTTAATCATCAATATTTTTTGGACGGAGCAGCTTATTGTAAAGCAGCTGAACATAACAAAAAGCTACCAACATTATTTGACCTGGTAAATGTATAAGATGAAAGACCCTTTATTCCTTGTAATTGACCTTTTTTGCGGCGCTGGTGGCACCACCTGCGGATTTGTTCAGGCGGAACTTGATGGCAACGCTATCGTAAAAGTCATTGCCTGTGTTAATCATGATCCTATTGCAATAAAAAGCCATTGGGCTAATCATCCGGAGGTAAAACATTTTGAAGAGGATATAAGGACACTAGATTTAACCGAACTGGTGAAGCTGGTAGACTTTTACAGGACCAAATATCCCAATGCGAAGGTCATATTATGGGCTAGTTTGGAATGTACAAATTTTTCTAAGGCTAAGGGTGGGTTACCACGCGATGCTGATAGCAGGACGCTGGCTGATCATCTTGACAGGTATATAGTAGCATTGAATTGTGATTATGTAAAGATTGAAAACGTTGTTGAGTTTATGAGCTGGGGGCCTCTCGATGAGAACGGGAAACCGGTGAGCAAAAAGAATGGGCAGGACTGGATGAGGTGGAGAAAATTAATCTGCGGTCATGGATATGTCGATGAATGGACGGAACTCAACAGCGCAAATTACGGTGCATATACCAGCCGTAACCGGTTATTCGGAATATTTGCCAGGCCATGGCTTCCTATCTGTTTTCCACAGCCTACGCATGCCAAAAAACCTTCATCATTTTCAATGTACGGCGATCTTAAAAAGTGGATGCCGGTCAAAGAGGTTCTTGATTTCAAGGATGAGGGGCAAAGCATTTTCACCCGTGATAAAGCACTTTCCGATAAAACATTGGAAAGGATCTATGCCGGCCTAATAAAATATGTAGCCAAAGGTGATAAGGCTTTCATTGCAAAATATTTCAGTGGCAAACCTGATGGAAAAGTAATTCCGGTTGACGGACCTGCTGGTACCATAGCGACGGCCGGTAATCAATCTCTGGTACAGGCAGAATTTCTTGTCAAATACAATTCACGCGACAAAGCAGGTAATTATAATCCTCCTTCGGTCGATGATCCATCACCCGTTATTTCAACACAGAACAGATTGTATTTAGCGCAGGCAAAATTCCTTACTCATTATTACGGTACTGGTGGACAGCTTTCTTCGATAGAAAGCCCGGCTCCAACCATTCCGACAAAGGCAAGGACAGCTTTAGTTAGTCCTGAATTCCTTACGATTTATAATGGCAAAAGCCTTAACCGAGGAGTAGATGAACCGGCGCCTGTGGTTCCTTGTAATGACAGGCTTGGGCTTGTTCAACCGCAATTCTTTATCGATAAACAGCATAATAGCGGAGATCATAATCATCAGTCAGTTGAGCAGCCGGCTGGCGCCATCCTTCCATATCCAAAAATGAACCTGGTGCAGTGCGATCCATTTATTATGCCTACCAACTTTGATAATAAGCCTGTGTCTGTGGATCAGCCAGCTCCTACGATTACAGCCAATCGGAAACATCATTACCTGGTAAATCCATCATGGTATGGCAACCCTGGTAGCGTCGAAGAGCCCTGTTGTGTGATCGTAGCGCGACAGGACAAAGCACCATTATACTTTGTTCAGGTTGAATCTGGCCGTGTTGCAATAGAAGTTTACGAAGGGGACAGCGATATTATGATCAAGATAAAACAGTTCATGGCTGTATATGAATTGGTAGATATAAAAATGCGAATGCTACGTGTGCATGAACTGCTATCTATCCAGGGTTTCCCTGCAGGCTACAAACTGGAAGGCAACCAGACTGATCAGAAAAAGTTCATCGGTAATAGCGTGGTGCCATTGGTAGTAAAGAAGTGGATTGAATCACTGGCAATGAAAATTATTGACTATAAAACTAACGTGGCATGAGTAAAATCGAATGGACCGAAAAGACATGGAACCCAACTTTGGGCTGTACAGAAGTCTCTCCAGGCTGTACTAATTGTTACGCAGCGCGTATGGCTTACCGGCTTTCATTTAATCCGGCAATGTCCCGAGAATATGAAGGGCTCACCAAAAAGCTTGCCAATGGTAAAATAGTTTGGGATGATAAAATTAACCTTATCGAAAGCCGGTTAATAGAACCTCTCCTGAACAAAAAGCCAACAGTGTATTTCGTGGACAGCATGAGCGATCTTTTTCATAAGGAAATACCATTTGAGTTTATACAAAAGATATTCCTGATTATGGCTTTATGCCCGCAACATACTTTCCAGGTTCTTACCAAACGTCCTGATATAATGCTACAGTATTATGAGGAATATGAAAATGGTCTGGGCGATGATTTTGAAGACCTTGCCTCCCCTTATTTCGATTATATGCATGGTAATGACCAACAGCTTTTGCCACATTTAAAAAAGGCTGGTTGGCTCTGGGATAAAAGTTATGACCATGATGGAAGTAAAGACTCTACTCTAATTTTTGAGCAATATGATCCGCTGCCCAATGTATGGGTTGGAGTGTCTGTAGAGAATCAAAAAGCACTGGAAGATCGATTTGAAGATTTAATAAAAACTCCTGCTGCTGTTCATTTCCTTTCATGTGAACCTTTATTGGGACCGCTTCAACTTCCTGCTGACAGCAATGATGGTAGCGGATATATTGACTGGGTAATTGTCGGCGGCGAATCAGGGCCCGGCGCCAGGCCAATGCATCCTGAATGGGTGAGGTCATTGCGCAATCAGTGTAAAGATGCCGGGACTGCTTTCTTTTTTAAGCAATGGGGTGAATGGAGGCCACCACTGGCATCGGAAGAATACGACACCAGCAAAGGCAATTCGGGTTATCCTCCTGCCTTCCTTTTAGCAACAAATGGCACAGTGCATTGCTTTAAAAATACTGCTGGCGATAATTCCTTACCAATTGTACGCGTAGGCAAAAAGAAAGCCGGTCGCGATCTGGATGGTTTGGAATACAACGAAATGCCTATTAATCAATCAAAATAAAACACAATGACCAAAGCAAAAAAAGGGACCAAAGAAAACCCTGTCACGATTACTGATCTTAAAAAGGCTACAGCCGCAATTAAAAACCTTGTAAAACGTGAATATAAAATCATAGAAGCTAAGGTTAAAGACGATTTCTGTGACTACCGGTATGAAATAACTGAAGGCGTAGGTATTCATGATATCCATGGTGTGAAAGGAAAAGCCGGTTATGTCAGAGATAGCCTAAAAACGGCTTTTGCTGCAATGAATATTCACCTGGCTATTGTCGATGATATTTTCAAGAATGCGGGCATTGAGTTTGATGACCTGGAATCAATGGCCGGTCATCCATTAACAATGTTATACACGGTCACAGCTTTCACGCTAAAGGGGGATGAAGATAATCTGACTGTTTCGTTAATCGGTAATCGATATGTGAGCATGGGCGGTAGAATGGAATTGAAGACCGATGATATAGCGATCGATGAGCTGTCTTCTTATAAATGGAAGAATGAGTTGAAGACTGCGGCCATGGATGCTGCCAATGAAGTAGCCATGTATAAAGAAGGTAATTATACACCTGTTGCTGAAGAGGAACCAGAAGAAGATGCCAGGCAGTTAAAGATAACCGACGTAACTGTATCCGCGGGTGCTGATGAAGATGATCTGGATTTTGAAGGGTCCAAAGTATGAATTTCACACCGCGACCATATCAGGTAGATGCGATAAGCGCCAATATCGACTTTTTCCAGAATAAGAAAAAGATAAATGGAATAGAGATCCTTCCAACCGGAAGCGGTAAGAGCGTGGTCATTGCCAATACGGCCATGAACCTGAAAGGAAAGACGGTGGTTTTCCAACCTTCGAAAGAAATACTGGCACAGAACTTTGCCAAGTTCCTTTCTTACGGCTACCGTGCAGGCATATATAGTGCTTCAGCCGGCATGAAGTATATCGATGACATCACCTTTTGTACCATTGGTAGTGTAGCAAAGAAGCCGCATTTGTTCAAGGAGTTTCAGAACATTATTGTCGATGAGTGCTTCCCTTATGACACCTTCATTAGTACAGAGAAAGGCAAGCTTAGAATAGGTTACCTGGTGAAATTGATAAATGCCGGCAAATCAGTTCCCCGGGTGTTGAGCTATAATTCGGAAACGAATGCTATGGAGTTGAAGCGTGTTATCACCGGAAAATGCACCGGAGAAAAGGAAATACTGAGGCTACATTTTAGCAAAAATGTATCTGTCTGCTGCACATCTGGCCATCCATTCTTAACCAGTAATGGCTGGAAAACTGCCCATGACCTGCAAATTGGAGATTGCATTTTGTCATCGTGCCCAACCGGCACCTATGCGCCTATTCCAAGCAGCGACCAAAGAAGTCTGCTCTTAGGCAGCCTCCTGGGTGACGGTTCATTGGATAAAACAAGGTTGATAAAGAATATTAATCGGTTTAGGTTTATCCAGGGAACAGATCAGAAGGAATATCTTATGTGGAAGGCCGACATGCTGAAGCAAAAGCCACGGTTGGTTTTAAAAAATGGCTTTGCAGGCAAGAACGCATATGCGTTTTCTTCCAAGGTTGTTTTTATGGAAGATGATAAATGTGCTATTGGCAGTATAATCGAAAACCTTAACCTGCGGATGTTGGCTATTGCATGGATGGATGACGGTCATTTGGCTAAGCTTCAGAATTGGGGCTCCCTTTATTCAACGGCTACATCAAAGGAACTTACAGAAAAGCTTCGCGCAATGCTAACTTCATATGGCGTGCCAGGCAGGGTCTGTTCTGGCATTAGCAAAATCAGCAAAAGAACTCACTATTATATTAAGTTCAAAAAGGTTGCCGTAGAAAATCTGTGCAGGATGATTGCTCCTTATGTGCATCCATCAATGTCTTATAAAATCATTGATTCAGTTAAACACCTTGCCGGGAGCTATAAATGGAATTCTGATTTCAATCAAAGGGGAGCATGTGTTTTAATTGGCAAAGAGTCTGCAGGAAAGGAGCCTGTGTATAATATTCAGGTAGAGGACAATGAAACATATACTGTCAGTCCTGGCAAATATGATAAAAGCAAAAAACAACCTACTGCCGGCATTATTGTTCACAATTGCCATTTGGTGAACGCGCGTGAAGGCATGTATCATTCATTTATCAAAACACTGGGGCATGCAAAAGTATTGGGACTTACTGCTACGCCTTACCGTTTAACATCTGATGCTGATGGTGCCATGCTCAAATTCCTGACCCGTACACGACCTAAGATATTCAATAAGGTTCTTTACTATGTTCAGAATGATGTGCTGTTCAATGCCGGTCACCTGGCGCCGCTCGAATATTTCAGCTTTGACACGATCAACAGGCAGATGTTGGAAATGAATTCAACGGGTACAGACTTTACAGAAAGTAGTCTCCGCAGTTATTACCGGTCCATTGATATGCCGGCGCTGACTGCAAAGTATGCGAACCGGTTACTGGCCAAACGCAATAATCTGCTGGTCTTTTGTTCGCTGATTGAAGAGGCTAATTCTACGGCAAAGAAAGTCCCAGGTTCAGTTGTTCTGACTGGTGAAACACCTGCAGATGTTCGGGATGATATTCTCAAAAAGTTCAAGTGTGGCAAGATAAAATGCGTGATCAACGTTGGTGTGCTCACTACAGGTTTTGATTACCCTGAACTGGAATGCGTGCTCATAGCCCGGTCTACTATGTCGTTGGCCCTTTATTATCAGATTGTTGGCCGGGTAATGCGACCATATACCTATGAAGATGGATCAAAGAAATCAGGATGGGTTGTTGATCTTGGGGGAAATATAAAATTCTTTGGCAAGATCGAAACCATGCGGATTGTAGAGAACGATAAAGGTCTGTTCTCGATCATGAACAATGGCCGGCATCTTACAAACGTAACATTCAAGCGAAGTTAATGGCCCGTGACCCGTATCATATTACCTATGCTGACCTGATAAAAACGGTTGATGATCGCTTGTCCTGGATGAAGCGTAATTATCCATCCATGGTCTTTATCGGAAAGAAGAAAGATACAGTAGCAAAGCATGAGATCGCGGTATACGAGCGGCTGGCTAAGATGTTGAAGGCTCATAAGAAAAACCTGCAACTTAATTTGGAAGAGTTGCTTACAACGCAGCAAAAATGAAACGATATAAAGTCAAACCCGAAATAGAACTTAAAATAAAACTGATGAAAGCAGATGGTCATTCTCAATTAAAAATTGCCAAAGAACTTAATCTTGGCCGGGCAACCATACAGAGGACATTAAGCAGTAATAAGCATGTTCCCAGGGATGGTTCAAGAATAAAAAAATGCAATCGTACAAAAGTGGCTGAGGGATTTTTTAATCCTGATGACCGCGTAAACTGGCTAATGTGACTGGATATATAATGTTTAATGGAAAACTGACATTACCGACCAGGCCGGGAATTTGGCACCGGGCTTTGTCAGAGGAGCATTATTTCAGGATACTGGTCGAAGAGCAGAAGAAGAAAGTTAATATTCCGGAAGAAGACAAATTTAAGATTGAGGATGTAGAACCGGGAATTATACCAGAATAAAAATAACCCATTGAAATTAACCTATAAAAACCCTGATTCGTAATGGCAAGGCCTTTAAAAAAAGGGGTGGATTATTTCCCCCACGATTGTATATCCGGAAAAACCCTTTTTATCCTGGAACAGAAGCATGGTAATGATGGTTATGCTTTCTGGTTTAAGCTGCTGGAATTTTTAGGATCAAAAGAAGGCCATTTTTTAGATTGTAGTAATGTAGCCGACATGGAATTTCTACAAGCTAAAACCCGGGTGGATGATGCCGGCGTTATTAAAATTTTGGATTTATTGGCCAGTTTGGACGCGATTGATCAAGATTTATGGGAGCAAAAGATGGTTTGGTCGCAAGGGTTTGTGGACAGAATATCCGATGTATACGTGAATAGGAAACAGAAAATACCAGTTAAGCCGAGTTTCTGTACTGAAAACACCGGACAAACGGGGGTTTCTACAGCAAAAAGTACACAAAGTAAAGTAAAGGAAAGTAAAGTAAAGGAAAGTAAAGAAGAGGAAAGTAAAGGAAAGCAACCAAGTGCTACCGCACTTGCCGCCTCTGAAGAGGCTGACAGGCAAACTCAGCTGAAGGGGGATTATGAAAAATTAAAAACACAACTTACCGGGAAGGATGCCCGTGAGGTTTTTAAGACAATACGAGATTTTGTATCTGAACGAAAGCCATCGTTTGCTGAACCATTTGTTGACGCCTGGAATATTTTTGCGCCTAACAATAACTTGGATCCGGTAATCAGCGTCACCAAATTTCGGCGCGATAAACTGAAAATTAGGGTAAGGGAACCCGGATTTGATTTTTTCAAAATTTTAAGTTCAATCCGCCAGAACAAATTCTATCAGGGCGAAAATCAAAATCGATGGGTCGTTACATTCAACCACATCATAGAATCGGAAAATAATTATACAAAACTCCTTGAAAAATACAGAGAAAACTGATGGATCTCAGCAAACTAAATAAAGACCGGAAAGCGAAGAAAGGCAGAACAATAGATCTATCGACCATGGTCTACGGCAAAGTTCCACCACAGGCTAGGGATTTAGAAGCCGCTATTCTTGGGGCGATCATGATTGAAAAAACGGCATTTGATCGTGCATCTGAGATTCTTAAACCCGAAAGTTTTTACGTTGAAGCACACCAGCGGATTTTTAAAACGATGCTCAATCTGAATATTACAGGCAGGCCTATAGATATTCTCACGGTTGTTGAAGAACTGAAAAAGGCTGAAGAACTTGAAATGGTTGGCGGTCCGTATTACGTAACCCAATTGACCAATGCAATTGTCTCATCTGCCAATATCGAAGATCATAGCAGAATTATACAGCAAAAGTTTCTTGCCCGGGAAATGATCAGGCTGTCGATGGAAACCATTAGCGAAGGATATGAGGATAGTACTGATGTCTTTGAAATGATGGAAAAGCATGAAAAAAAATTCACCGACCTGGTTTTGGGTAGGGTAAAAAAAGGGTTCACGGCCATGGATGTAGCGTGTGTTACAGGACTTCAGCGTCTTGAGCTATTGAGGCAAAGAACTGACCACATGACCGGGGTTCCAAGCGGAATCAAGGAACTTGATCACATCACTAATGGCTGGCAGGATACGGATTTGATTATACTGGCGGCAAGGCCTTCTGTCGGTAAAACAGCACTCGCGATACAATTCTCCAGGAGCGCGGCAATGGACGTTTTTAAACCGGTCCCTGTTGGACTATTCAGCCTGGAGATGAGCACACAGCAAATTACAGAGCGTAACTGGTCGGCCGAAAGCGAGATATGGCTTGAAAATATCCGCAATGGCCGGCTTGATGATGAGCAAATGAAAGTACTTTATCAAAAAGGGATAATGAAGTTGGCCAAGGCCCCGATATTTATCGATGATACTGCAGCGATATCGATATATGAATTGCATGCCGCGGTTAGAAGATTAAAGCGTTTATGGATGAAGTTATATAGCAGCGATCGAGGATTGATTATTCTTGACTACCTGCAGTTGATGAGTGGAAATGAAGAAAAAGGAAACCGGGAACAGGAGATTTCAAAGATCAGCCGGGGACTGAAGCGGATTGCTAAAGAAGAACAGCTACCGGTCATCGCATTATCGCAATTAAGTCGCGCGGTAGAGAGCAGGAAGGATGGAAACAAAATGCCAATGCTCAGTGATCTGCGTGATAGCGGCGCCATTGAGCAAGATGCTGATATGGTGCTATTTATGTACCGGCCGGAGTATTACGATATAACGGCCAATGAAATGGGCGATAGCAATAAGGGAGAGACCCATATCCGGATTGCCAAACACCGCAACGGATCCTTGGGCCTGATCAAACTAAGAGCCATGCTTCATATTCAAAAGTTTATGCCATGGGATGGCGAAGCACCAACAGCTACAAGTTTACCAAGTCCAAATACCTGGAGACCGGTTAAGAATTTTACTGATACTGATAAAGACTTATTCTAATGAATATAAGACAAAACATCCGTGTGAATTTGCTCAGGCTGAGAAAAAAAAGTGGGTTATCGCCAGCTCATTTTGCAAAGAAGGTTCAGGTAAAGACAATGACTTATTACGGGTATGAAGATGGCTATAGCAGTCCGCCTCTTGAAACACTGGTCAGGATACTTGAGAATTGTGGATTTAAAGATTACCGGAAATTTTTAACTGAGGAAATTAAATGAAGACTGCAAGGCAAATATCATTACCCGTGCTGTTGTTGAAAGCCCAGGATGTGTTCAACAAATTCATTCGGCTACGGGACCTGGATAAAGGTTGCATATCATGTATTGCCCCGGTTACGCAGGCGGGGCATTATCATAGCGCTGGTCATCATTCGGCGCTGAGGTTTAATGAAATGAATACCAACGGCCAGTGTACCAGGTGCAATTGTTTTCTACATGGTAACCTGCTGCATTACCGCAATGGTCTGATTAAAAGGTATGGTGAACAAAAAGTGTTGATGCTGGACAGTGCTGCCAGGCGCACGGCAAAGAAGTGGAGTAGAGCCGAACTCCATGCCATCATTCAAACATATACTGCAGAAATTAAAAAACTTGAAGTATGAGTTACAAATACAAATTATCAGAGGTTGAAATCAGGTTCATTGATCATAATCATGATACTCTGACCATTTTCCAGATGGCAGCTTATTTAAAGGCGCCGACTACCGCGGTAGAAGCTCATTGCAAGGAACAAGGCCTTGTGCCGAAAGCCGGGACCAAAGAAAGAATAGAGCAAATCAAAGGCATGGTACCGGAAAGGGAGAAAATTAACCGACCGCCTGCGATCTATAGCAATGTTTCCCGGGAACAGCACGTAGCTAAATATTTGAACTCATGATTACGGCAACAGGATATTCAAAGGATCGGTCGATTATACCAGAAGGTATTATGCTGACTTTACCGGTCCAGTTTTTTGAAGATCGGAAATGGGACTACAAAGGGTTTATTAAGATGTTTGAGCGGTACATGGCCAGGGAAGACAGCCTAAGGAATTTCCGGTTAACCAATCTCCCGCTGCATGAAGTTCTATGGATATACCTTGTGTTTGATAAGCATGTGCAGTTCAGGACTAATATGGTTATGTATGAACGAAATGTGTCGAAGTCGTTCAATGATGGACCGGATAGGAAGTGTAGGAATTTTCCAAATGCCAATTGGGTGATTCTGTCAGGACCCGCTATTCGCCCTCCTTATGAGTGTCCGCAGAAAGGATTCCAGGGATTCAGATACACAACAAAACTTTTTTAACCATGGCAACAATTAATTATGTCACACTAAAGTTCCCGGCTCAGCTGATTAAGCATACTGAATTGATCCAGGCGCTACCTCATTTTAATGTATACAGATATACTCATCAGCCAGGAATAATATTCCGGATTCCCCGCGGTGTAAAGACTGATGATATCTGCCATTTCTTTATAGAGCATGAAATAAATCTATCTAATACACTGCGAACCGGTACGCTAACGATGAAGGCGCAGGTTACGGTTGTTCCCTGCCATATGGGCGTATTCAGCGGTTACCAGAATCTGGAAGGCAGTTATAAAACAGTGTGGTATGATGAGCAGGACTATGGTGAAGACCATTTCAAGCCGAATTATAATCATCCGGATAATGTCAAAAAGATCGTCCCTCTTCCTGTAAACATGAAAACCAATCTCTATGAGTACCTGAATGAAATACTGTTCGAGAAACAGGATGATCTGGATATTATCAGCAAATACGCAGTTCAACTGGGTTGCCAGAGAAATGCGCTAAAGGAGAAAGTGGTTTACATACCAGCGCCTGATAATAGTGGCAAAGGCCGGAACGCGGCAAAAGCACATGCAGAAACCAAATTCCTGTTTGAATCAGCACAGAATAAGAATATCGCTTTAATTCCTGAGCAGACGGGTCAGGGCAAACTATTTTAAGATGTACAACCTACTTAATATATATGATTGTCCAAAATGTGGAAAACGGTTGTCAGATGAGGTTGAATATATAAATGTTCAATTATCCGATGACGAATGGGGAAAAATTCCCTTTTGCAGCAAATGTAATTCTGAGGTTAAAATACGTATGCATATTGATCCTGAAACAAAGCAGGAGATATACCATTATGAGGAGGTGGACGAGGAAAGGGCACGCTGGGCAAATGGGTTCTATGATAGCATGATCAATGATTTTGAGGACGATGACGATAGCTATTCTTATAAATGCTCTACGTGCGGCGGTGAAATTGCGAATGATTATTCAACATGTACATGTGGTGAAGATGAACCTGAGGATCGGCAAAACAAGGACATGCACATTATTATTACCGATGAAGATGATTTACCATTTTAAAATAAGTCTGTGGAATACATATACCTGGGCGATAAACACACGGATCCGAAATACAAGGGCCAACCGTGCTCAGCTGTGCGGCGGCCTGATGGTAAATGTATCAGGGGCAGGAATGGAAATATGCTGGTAAAGTTTGAGAACGGACCGGTAGTAGTGATTGCTAGGCTATTAAGGAAAATTAAATAGGAGCCATGAATCTGAAGAAAGAGCTGGAAAACAGGTTAACGCAACTGGAGAATCGCAAAATGATGATTCCGCGATATGTTAAAAACAACAAAGCATGGTCAGGTAAAAATCATTATACAATGGATATGATCCCGGAAATACAAAAACAGATTGATGAAACCAAAGCCGCGATCAAAGGCATAAATGATTGGATGGCTGTAAAACGACAGGGATGACTGAACTCAATATAATAAAGCTGTTATCTAAGAGCCTGGATGATCAGAAATTCATCTTCCAGATTCCCAACGCATTCATCTACAACTGGGAGTGCGATTACTGGATCATGGATAAGGAAGGTGTGACCAAAGAATTTGAGATTAAGATCAGCCGCGGCGACTATTTTAAGGATTTGAAAAAGGACAAGCATAAGGCAGAGGGCGCGAACTTTTTCTATTACGTGTGCCCTAAAGATTTAATTAAGCCAAGTGAGGTTGATAAAAAGTATGGGCTGATCTATGTATCTAAGCACAATGCTTTCATTGTCAAGCGCGCCAGCAGGTTGAATAACAACAGGTTTACAGACTGGAGAATGTTGGCGGTTAAAATGTATTATAGATGGCGCCAGCTATGGATAGAAATGTATCTGGCTAATAAGATAACGGCCGAGCAATACCGGGATGGGAAGATAATTTCAGAGTTAAGTAATGTAAAACAGATCAATGAAACAGGAAAGCTTATTTGATAGTGGAAAGGGGGCAGAATTTTCGCAGTGCGGAAAGTATCGTTACAAGCTGTGGCGAATATGGGATAGCTGCCTGCCATTGGCTATGTGCATTGGATTGAACCCATCAACCGCGAATGCCGATCAGGATGACCCGACTATCAATAATCTAAGAAGCATGCTAACAACACTTGGATATGGTGGTTTCTACATGATGAACTTATTTGCATGGATTTCATCAAAGCCAGAAGAGTTACTTACCTGCGAAAACCCGGTAGGCGATAACGATTTCAAACTTAAAGAAGTTGGGGATCAATGCAGTGATGTAATTGTATGTTGGGGTACTTTCAAGCAAGCAGAAGATAGAATAAGGCAGGTGCTTCCAAATTTTCCCAATGCAAAATGTTTGGGTAAAAACAAAAACGGAACCCCCATGCATCCGCTTGCATTAATGTATAAAGGAACTGTTAAGAATCCTAAACTACAAAATTATCAAAAATGATACAGACAGAGCAGCCTATCAATGCCGCCAATTTAGAACCGGTATTAGTCGTAACAACTAAGGATGGTAAGCTTATTGAGGCTGGCAAACCAGAATGCTTTAAGCGTAAAAAACTTGGCGATTATGCGAGGCAGGGCTATGAAATTAAAACAATAACTATAACCCAATACAGAGAAACAAAATGGGTATGGCATTGGGAGAAATAAAATTGCATAACACAACAATAACCAGTAAATAAGCAACCATGAGCCAAAAAAGATACACGGTAAAGGTTTATTACAATACCGGGAAACCTGAAGAATTTCAGTATAGCCGCCAATCAAATGCAGAAAAATATGCACGGTTATACTTTAGCATGAACGAGGTTAAAAGGGTTACAATCAGAGATAACGTATCGAAAAAAGTGATTCTAAATCTTAAATAGTAACAACATGAAAGAGGTAATTGAAGTCCGGGCCAATACCATCTACACCACAGACGTGGGAAAATTGAAGCCAAAGCTTGAAGTAATAATCATTCATACGGATGGTATGCAGTACATAGCAAAGAGTGAAAAAATTGTTACAATTCCAATTTTGAAAGAATCCCGGTTTATGGTTACGGAACGAGGTCTTGATGAACTAATTGCCGATTTACAAAAGTGGAAAACCAGCATGGTTACCCTTCACCAGAATTGTAAGGTGATGAATGATATTGTAACTGCAATTAACGAGGGGCCATCTGAAAAAGATACTACTGCACAACAATCAACACTTAATTTATGACACCACATAACACTCACACCCAAAACCTTTATACCAGCATTCTGGCCGCGATCATGCTGCTGGCGGTAATCGCGCTGCTCGCGGGCTGCGGGCAAAGGCAAGTCAAGCCTTATAATAGCGGCGACAGCCTGGCAAAGATCAATCATAATAATCAGATCCTTTCACAAAAGCGTCAGCGCCTGGCAATGGATACTTTACTTAAAGACCTGAATAACACTATGCATCAGGTGATGCTAAAGCGGAAAGCCCAGGATTACGAAATCCTATACCTGCGGACGCACAAAGATAAATACCGCAAGCTAGGGAACCTGTATTATGATAGTTCCTACTGGTGTTGGTTACTTTATAAGGCGGCATTCGATTCTTCAAAAGTTGTTTTCAAACCAGCATTTAAATAATATTCCACAAAACTGCATAAAAATATTCCATGGATCAGACAATCAACATCGGAACAACAATTAATCTACCGGACCTGGTTAAAAGCCGGCTACTTATCCAGGCAAATAGCGGCGGCGGTAAATCTGCCATCGCCCGGGTGATCATGGAAGAGTCTTATGGTAAAATACCCTGGGTGGTCATGGATATTGACGGTGAATACTACACGCTTAAAGAAGTGCATGGCGATATAATTGTCATTGGCGGCCAGCATGCGGATGTTCCCATATCAATGGAGTTGGCAAAACAGTTACCCAAATTTATTATAGAAAACCAGCTTAGTGCTGTGCTCGATATCAGTGACATGGATATGGGAGAGCGTATAAGGTTCGCACGCCTTTTCCTGGAAAGTCTTATGCAATTGCCCCAACAGTACTGGACAGCGTTACTCGTATTCCTGGAAGAATGTCACAAGTTGGCGGGCGAACAGGATAAATATGAAAGCGGGCCAGCGGTGAAAGATCTTCTCAGCCGAGGCCGTAAACGTGGTTACTGTGGTATTCCTATTACCCAGCGAATTAGTAAGCTTCACAAAGATGTGGCAGCTGAGTGCAATAATAAATTCATAGGTCGCACTTACCTGGATATTGACATGGATCGTGCGGCAAAAGAATTGGGTTTCAGTAAGATGAATGACAGAATGAAATTACGCGATCTGAAACCAGGTTATTTCTATGCCTTTGGTACCAGTATAGAACCTCATGAGGTTCATGAGGTTAAGATCAAAACCCCACAGAGTAAAATGCCACAGGCCGGAACCAATATGAATATTACGGCTAAGGCACCAACCGGTAAATTGATATCCATTCTTGCAAAATTGAATGATGAATTGATAAAAACCGAGCCAAAAGCGGAGAGCTGCTCTAAGCCTGATATCCTAGTGAAAGAGTATAAGGATGAGATTGCTGCTCTTAAAAAGCATAATGAGGAACAGCAATCACAATACCGGGCATTGCTTGAAGTTGTGCATGGTTTCCAACTGGCGGCTGACGCTGCAAAAGTGTTTTTGGAAGAAGGCGTAAAACCTGCTGACCTGCGGTTACCTGGTGGATATCAAACAGAAGAAATTAATTATCACGGGCGTCCATATCCTGATCACAACATTGTCATTCCAACAAAAGAGAAAATACAGAAAATTCCTGCATTCAAAAACCAAGGTGAATTGAAGGCCTCAAACGGCACATTGGGCAAAGGAGAAATAACAGTATTATCGGCAATTGCCCAACATCAGAAAGGAGTAACGCGGATTCAGCTCACTGTATTGACTGGCTATAAACGCTCCAGCAGAGACGCTTTCATTCAGCGCCTTTCAGCCAAGGATCTTATCACAATAAGTGATGATCGAATAACAGCAACAGGATTTGCTATCCAAACATTAGGCGACTCTTATAAGCCACTGCCAAAAGGGAAAGCACTACGAGAATATTGGCTTAACAATTTACCTGGTGGGGAGAAGCCAATTCTGGAAATACTGATGAATGCATATCCAAAATCTGTTGACCGGGAAGAAATCACCAATCGTACTGAATACAAGAGATCGAGCCGTGATGCCTTTTTGCAAAGGTTAGTGGCAAAGGAACTTGTGAATATAACAGAAAGGGGAATGGTAAAGGCATCTGATAATCTTTTTAACTGAAGGATATGAAACTAAAAACAATACCTACCAAACCGATCCCTGAAGTAGGCGACTTCAAAATAATCAGGCGCTTTGCCTGGTTTCCAAAAACGGTAGAGGACAAAGTTATCTGGCTGGAAAAGTATAAAAGGGTATATGAATACCGGCCAAAAGTTGATTATTACCCTGGAACTTTTTTAAGAGCAGCCGATTGCTTAGGCTGGGATTTGATTGCTGAACAATTAATAAAACCATTTACATGAAATCACCCGGCAAACTGGTAACTACCTCATCCGGTCTAAAAGGCCGGACCTATAACAGCGACCACCTGGTAAATGGTAAGCTCGTTGTCTGGTTGGAAGACGATGAAGGTCTTCCAATTCCTGATGATAAAGGGAATCCAAAGAAGTTGCTTGTCGATAGGACAAAAGTCAGGTTCAGGGGATTTGTTGATTGAAACTAAAACTTAAATATATGCCCAGAGAAATAGCCAATAAAGATGATATGAAAGCCCATTTGAAGAAACTGGGTGACCTGTACGAAGGCGGTAAAGACATTGTGAATAGGTATTTCGGCGAAATGACGCATGATGATTATAATAATCTCATGTTAACGTTTCAGCAAATGCGTGACATGTGTGCAGTGCAATTACAGGAAAAACATTGGATTGACCCAAATTAAAAGCTGGCCTGTGATGGGCTCAACTTATGGAGAATATTAACGAACATACCAACGAAGAATTCTACGGTCAATCACCTGAACCAATTAGCCTTTGGTTTGAATTGAGTTATGCTAGATATCTGACTGTTCCGCGATCGGTAATGCAGGCAATGCCCGTTGAATGGCAAAAGAGAATGGCCATCTGCCTGGCAGAACTCGACGATACAATTGACTGGCGCCCTGCTGAAGGCAGATACTGGGTGCAGTTGAAAGATGACAAAGGTAGATACGTAAAGGATCCGCTGAATGAATACAGGCATCCGTTGCCCGATATTATTATTTTCAAATCAAAACGGCACAGGTAAATGGAAAACAAAACAACATCAACCGGAGTTTCATTCAGCAGCTTGCTGCTACTGGCTTTCATAGTGTTAAAGCTTTGCAAAGTAATAAATTGGTCATGGTGGTGGGTACTTAGCCCTATATGGATCGGGGCAAGTATTCTATTAATAATATTGGCGGCAATGGGCGTATGGTATTTAGTTCAATTGAATAGAATTAAGAAAAAAAGAAAGCAAAAGCTCAATGAAAAATCTAAATGGCAGCAACGTATTGATGAAATAAATGCTTTGAAAACCGCAGAGAAATGAATCCAATATTTTCCAATAACCTTAAAAAAGAGCGCAATAGCCGGTCATGGTATCAGTCAAAGGTAGCAAACATGCTAAGTATTCCACAAAGGCGGCTTGCCTCATGGGAAGAAGGAAGAGCCGAACCAGGGATTAAAGATTTGGCTGAAATTATTAAGCTCTACGGGATCAAGGATGTGGTATCATTCATGACCGACCCTAAGTACAGGCCTGGTACTATTACAAATATAAGCTCGGTACTGGATCAGCGTTATTCTGAACTATCGGGAAAGGAAAAGCAGATCATTGATTTGATAATGAGAATATAATTGCTAAATAATTTAGTAAATTTGTTATATATGGCTGCCCCTAAAGCAAATGCATATTATTTACTGGCTAAAGGTTTTAAAAAGCCGAAAAGTTACCTGCCAAATGCCCTATGGAATAGAGCAATTGAATATGTAAAGTGGGTTTATCTTAACCCTTTGAAGGAAGAAAAAGTATTTTCTAACGGGAAAAGAGTAAAAGTAAACAAAATGAGGGCTATGACTATTGCCGGGTTTTGCATATTTGCCCATATTTCCCGAGACACCTTTAATCAATATGAGAAGGAGAAAGAGTATTCCGACGTCTGCGCTAAGATTAAAGAGATTATATATACACAAAAGCTGGAAGGCGCGGCCGCTGATCTTTTGAATCCTGTAATAATTGCCCGCGAATTGGGGTTGGCTGATAAAAACGAAAACCGGTTTACTGATAAAAACGGCGATGATCTTGCAGGCTTACCGATAGTTTTCAAATAGTACAAAGTGGAAATAGAGGTAGAACTTCCAATTGAGCAGTTTAAAATTCTTTATAATCTTCCTACTGACACAAATACTATAATCTGTATTGGTGGTCGTGGCGGTGCTAAAACATATGAAGTCAGTAAGTTTATAGCTTTCCAGGCTACGATCAAAAAAAAGAGATGTGTTATCCTGCGTGATGAAAAGAGTTTAATAAAGGACACCATCCTCAATGAAATTCTTTTGCGATATGATACAGCCAATTCAAATAATCAGCTTGATAGATATTTTGAGCGTTTAAAAAGCGGCATTTCTGAGAGGAAGACAGGAAAAGAGTTGGTATATACTAAAGGGTTCAGGGCAAGTGCATTAGAAAAGAAAGCGAACATGAAAGGGGTCTCAGATATCGATATTGCTGCTATTGAAGAGTGCGAGGATCTTAGAAGTGAAGAAGAGTTTGATACATTTATTGATGGGCTAAGAAAAGAGGGCTGCCTGGTTATTGTTATGATGAATGTACCTGATATTGGTCATTTCTTAATTAAGAGATATTTCATTTTAGAAACCACGGAGCATAATGGATATTTTAAACTCAGTCCTAAGAATATACCAGGAGTTGTTTGCATTCAGACTGGGTACCAGGATAATCCTTTCCTGCCACAGCACATTATAGATCGGTATAAAGGATATGGTGATCCTAATCATCATATGTACAACCTGCATCACTTCCTTACTGCCATTCAGGGTTACGCCTCTACTGGTCGCAAAGGCCAGATATTAACCAAGGTCAAGGCCATTAAACTTGCTGATTACCTCGCTCTACCGTTTAAAGAAATATATGGTCAGGATTTTGGAACCGCTTCACCTGCAGGTCTTGTCGGCCTGAAGTTTGATAAAAACAATTGCTACATCAGGCAATTGAACTACTTACCCAAAAGCACATTGGATATTGCAAAAATGTATTGTACGCTGGGTTTTGGTAGCACTGACAAAATTGTAGCGGACAGCGCAGATCCATTGTCCATTGATAAATTGAAGGTCGGGTACCGGACCACGGAATTACCGGACGATGTGTTTGTAAAGCATCCGCGCCTGGCTAATGGATTTTACATTATTCCATGTGTGAAAGGGCAGGGGAGCGTTGAGTATGGGTTGGGGTTAATGGACAGCATGGTCCTGCATGCGGTTGAAGAAAGTGCCGATCTATGGCATGAGATATATAATTACGTGTATGCCCAGGATAAGAACGGGAATTATACCAATGAGCCGATTGATGAATTCAATCACTTAATAGATCCTGCCCGTTACGTTATAATGGATTACAAGGGGTATGGATCAGGAAAAGTATCTACCGGAAAGCCGGCGCCATCGAAGAATAATTATTAAATTTATATTAAACGAAAGAACCTGCTTGAACTATTAGCATTCCCAAATTCTTTAGCAATTTACCGGTAATTGTTTTTAACTTTGGTCATGGGCTATTTAATCCCTTCCGACTATAACCGGTTTATTCAGGATGTATCAATTAGCCAGGTTGTTTCTGGCAATGCAGCTTACCAGCCATTGGCTGAAGTCGCGGCCCAGGCCGAAATATCATCTTATCTCAGGCAGAAGTATGACGTGGCCAAGGAGTTTACCAACACTAGTCTTTACAATCCACAAGCAACATATTCAGCAGCGGACCGGGTATATTTGGATGCAACAGCTTATAATGCTGCAGCCACTTATGTACAAGGTCAGCTAACTCTACAAGGAGGAAAGATATACCAGTGTACAACAACCATTAGCGTGCCAGAGGCATTTAATGTCTTACACTGGGTTCTACTGGGAAACCAATTTGACATTTTCTATGGAAACTATCCTTACCCTGTTTTTAATCTTTATGGTCAGTATAAAGTAGGTGATCACATATCGTGGAACAATCATAGCTATACCTGTAAAATCGCCTCGATTCAATTTGATCACGAAACAGTTATTCAACTGGTCAATACCAATAATATCCCCTTTCGCAATGTGTTTCCTGATGATGTGGTAAATGGGCCAGCCAATTGGACCGACAATGGGCTATTCGTTATACCTGCAGGTAACCTGCTTACTACTACACCATCGCAGACCATAACATTATTTCAGGCAAGGGATGATCTGAATTTAATAACTGGAACAACACCCAATCTTATAGCTGGTGCCAGTACCTACACAGCGCCGGCGCAGGGTCAACCAGGTTCACTCGTCGGTTGGCATTATGGAATAGAAAGACCTGGCGCCGGCACACTCACGGCCGGGACTGACTATACGAAAAACGCAAATGGGTTTACACTGTTAAATGGCATTGTATTTAATCCGGGGGAAAAGTTTGTCATTCACTTTGTTCCGATCACTGATGAACCGGTACCAGTGGACACAACGGGCCTGAATGCTTTCCAAATCATAATGACTTATTTCACTAAGGGGGATAACCGAAATCAACAGATGCTGATGTATATGGTTGATATTGTGCTGTATCATTTGTACAGCAGGATAGCGCCCAAATCTATACCCGAGCTACGTGTTGACAGGTACAACGCGGCAATCATCTGGCTGCAGAGAGCGGCCAAAGGCGATATAACAGCGGACCTGACAGTAATTCAGCCCAAAGCTGGCGCCAGGTTCAGATCAGGAAGCAATGTCAAGCAAATAAATTCATACTGATGAGACAATGGGTAACAGAGTTCCGGGCATTTGAAGCGTCTACTGGCCTGATGAAAACATGGGCAGGGGAAAATATTTCTGCACCAACAGCAGAACTTGCGCAGCAATGGTGTGACAAAAATGCCGGGCACTTAAAAGTCATTGGTGAACTGATTGCGGAAATTCCTTGTGAGATAGGAGCGTATGAGCCTGATTGGAAGAACCAAGTTGATTATGAAACCATCCAACTGAATTAAGAATGCCAAATCCACTAAGTAAAATAAAAAATTATTTCTTCCCGCCAAAAGTTACTCAGGCAGGTACCCAGTCTACCTCGCTGCAGTCCCGGATCGAAACCACCAATCCAAATAACCCTAACAGACATATAGCCAAGGTTCAATTACAACGGCTGCGTCATGATATCCAGATGTGGTTTGAAGCAGTGATTGAAGCGGAAAATGCCTGGTATCCTCACCGTGTACGACAGCAACGAATGTTCATGAATACTGTGCTCAATGAGCATGTTTTCTCGTGTATGGATCGCCGTCGTAATCTTACTTTGCTAAGAGATTTTAAAATATGTGATGCAGACGGTAATGAGGATAAAAATGCAAAGAAAATATTCCGCGATAGTGAGACAGGAAAAAACACAGCATGGTTTGACAATTACCTCACTTATGTTTTGGATGCCCAGTTTTATGGGTACTCGCTCATTTATCTGGGTGATGTGGTCAATGATGCCTTTCCTGATCTTACAATAATACGCAGGCACAATATATCTCCTGACAGATTAAATGTAGCAGCTCTCGTTTACTCATTATCGGGTCAACCGTTCCTGGAAGATCCGTTGAAAGACTGGAATATATGGGTGCCTACACCAACAGAACTCGGGGTCAGCAACTGCGGCTATGGCCTTCTTTATAAGATAGCGAAGACCGAAATATATCTCCGTAACAATACAGCTTACAATGCTGATTACGTTGAGCTTTATGGTCAGCCAATAAGGGTTGGTAAGACAAATAAAATTGGTGAAGAGCAAGATGCATTCGAAGCCGGGTTACGTGATCTCGGCCAAAATGCTTACATGCTCATGGACCTGCAGGGGGATGAAGTAACGCTGCTTGAACACAATTCAGCAGGACGTGGGTTTATGACTTTTGAAGATTTTGAAAAACGGCTAGAGGCTAAAATCTCAAAAGTGCTTCTCGGTCATGCCGATGCTCTTGATAGCACACCTGGTAAACTTGGTGCAGGCCAGGGCGATAAAGGCCCCGTCGCCTCAGCATTGGAAGATATACAGACTAAAGACGGCATTTTTGCACAAGGAATTACCAATAGTGAACTTCTACCCAGGATGATAAAGCAGGGGTTCAATATACCGGTAGGTTATCATTTTGAATTTTTGAATAGCGGTGAGGAAGAAGAATTCCGGGCAAGGGAAGACGATAGTAATAAAAAGACGGCTGATATTATGAAGACGATCAAAGATGCTGGCGGCGAACCTGATTGGAAATACTTCTCGGAAAGAACGGGTATCAATGTAGTGAAGGCCGAAGCGCCAGCGCCTGTTTTTAATCCGCTGAATGATCCGAATTTGCCGGTACCAGGGAAGAACGGGAACGGCAAGCCAAAAAAAGATGAGGTTATTGTTGAATAATGGAAGTGTATATAAAAATTAGAAGTCGTTGGGCAAGGTTGAGGCGCTTGCCAGCATTCATCATGGTGTAGTATAGGCTGATGAATAAAGCTTCTTTTGTTGCCAGAATAGTTCATTGTTTCAATATGGTTAAAATAATTATGCGATGAGCGATAAATTACCAATACCACAAAGAATTACTATTGAATCAATAGTTACTCAGTTTGGAAATTACCCAAAAATTGAAAAAGAGGTTAAGCCAATTTGTATTATCCATTTCCGAATTAAAGGGTTTTGGTTCATCTTAAAAATTAGACCATTTCATATTTATCTAGCTAATGGTGATTATCAGAAACAACATTGTTATTGGTTTATGTATATTAGGTTTTGGAAGATACAATTTCATAATGAACGCCGATGGAGAAGGCTAAATAATATTCAATATAAATGACCACCACTACAGAAATAGAACGCCGGCTGCAGGATGCATTAACCCGTCAAAAGATCAGGTGTGAAGAAGAATGCATTAAGGGGGTATTACGCAATTTGCTGGATCGTGAGCCGACTATGGATGATGCAAAAGCTTGTGGCCAGATATTAAGCGATCCCTGGGATGGAAGTTATCAGTTACTTTATAATGGAATTAAGATCGGTGTAGTAAGGTACGTGGAGGAAAATAGTAAATTTAGGGTTGAATTTACACCAGTGCAAAAACAGAATTAGCATGGGCACCGACTGCGCGATAATAGCAAAACTCAAAACCGGAAATTATAAAGGCAGGTCTTTAGACCGGTATTATGTATTTAATGAAGATATTAAAGGCAATGAGCTTCCGGAAGGCGAGCAGACGTATCAAGTATTTTTAAATTGCTTACAGGAGCGAAAGACCCTGCTATACAACTTAACTGATCAGGAGTTTGAAAAAGAAACGATGCAGGACCCTTTGAATAAATCTTACTATTTAGCATGGATTGAGACGGCGGAAGTATTCTTGATAACTAAATTAGAATCGACTATTGAATGGGTCGGAATATTTGATGAGCATTCAGATATTTATGATAGTATTTGGCTCGGTGATAAAAATATTATAATCGATAAGATATAATGAACCCAACCTATACCTTCCCCGAAATCATCGAACAACTCCGCTGGGCAGAAACCCCGGGACATGTTAAGCTTATTGTTGAACTGGTGATAGAGGAAAAGCATAGTTATTGTCTTTTTCACCTGAGATTGATAACCGAAGCTGCCAGGCAGAAGAGATTGTTTTTTCAAAGAGTCAAATTATGAGTGTAGCTAAAGACAGACGCGTTACCTGTTTTCCACCTACTAAATATGCAGGGCTTATAAAGGCCTATGCCAAAATAAACGAAACCAGCGAATCAAAAGCCGGTGTTCAGGCAATAAAATGCTTTATAGACAGCCTACCGGCTGATGAAAAAAAGCGCCTTCTCAAAGAGGTCAGTAAGAACAACTACTAAAAAAGGTGTAACACTTTTCCCCACTTCATTTTTCAGCTTTCTACTTTTACGGTAGCATGGAATTCCTATACACCGTTGATCCGAGTGCTGATGAGCCAATTATGCTGGTCAGTGATTTTATTGGCCGGGACCCGTGTTCCGGAAAAGGAGTAGACGGGGCAGAATTTCAGGCTGAGCTCTTACTTCTTGATTCAATGGGGAAAAAGCGTATTCAGGTTTGGATTAATTCACCTGGTGGTAGTGTTCTTGACGGTTTCGCAATGTGTAATGCAGTGCTGAAATCCAAAACTCCGGTAGATACTTACAATGCCGGCGTTTGTGCAAGTATAGCAGGAGTGTTGTTTATGACCGGGCGAAAAAGAGTAATGGCCGACTACTCAACACTTATGATCCATCCGCCAGCTGGGGGAGAAGACAAGAAAGCACTCGACGCTCTTGGAAATTCGATTGTGACCTTGCTTTCGGCAAAATCAAACCTCAGTGAGAAAGATGTCAGGTATTTAATGGACCGCACAACCTGGTTAACATCGGCTGAATGTTTTGAAAAGGGGTTTTGTACAGACATTGAAGTGACGAGTGAAACAAACCAGAGGCACATGCCATCAACGGCAAAAGCGATGTGGATGGCCGGAAACGAAATCTTAAATAGTTTATTTCATCCAAATAATTCAAATATGGCACTTACTAAGATAACAATGAAACTGGGTCTGAATGAAGCAGCCAGTGAAGACAATATTGTTACTGCAATCAAATCCATTGAAGACAAAGCTTACAAAGCTGAAACAGATCTTCTGGCCTTGCAGATCAGTAGCGATAAAGCACTGAAAGAATTGACCAATGCCACAAAGGCTGAAGTTGATGCAGCAAAAGCCGCAACCGATAAGGCAAAAGAGGACATGGATAAGATGAAGGCTGAACTTGCCGCCAAGCAAAAGGCTTATGATGATTGCAAAGCAGCACTCGATGCGATGACCAATGAAAAGAAAGCTGCTGAAGAAGAAGCAAAGAATGTTGCCGCAAAAGCAATGGTTGAAAATTTCGCCAAGATAGGCCGGATCAAAAATGAAGCACCGGTAATTGAAAAGTGGGTTGCCCTGGCAAAAGCCGATCTCGCAGGTACCAAGGAAATGATTGAAGCCCTGCCACTCAATGTAAAGGCTCCTGTGATTCCGATTGAAAATAAGCTGGGAGATAAAGAAATACCGACCAACGCAATGGGACTCGCGGTTAAAAACAAGCTGCGTAGGGAAGGGAAACTCGCCTGATTTTTTTTGTAAACACTTGCTAAAAAACTTAGCAATTAAAATAACATACTATGGCTTTAGTTATCAATGATACCGCCTACGCCGGAACCTTTGCTTCCTACTTCTGGCTTCCTGCAACCTTTGCAATGGATACTATCCAAAAAGGTGCAGTATATGTACAGGATGGAATTAAAAAGGCGCACACCATTGGACGGGTGGACTTCGCCAACCCTTTACAGAGGCGCACCGCTACCCCAACATCGAGTGGCTCATTTACCGTAGATGGCCGCGTACTCACGCCAGCTGACATGATGTTGTATACGGAATTTAACCCACGTGACTTCGAACAGCACTGGTTAGCCGAACAACTAAGCCCAACGTTGCTGGCACGTGAAGTTCCGGTAACTGCTGAGAATTACATGATGCAGATTGGCTTGGGAAGGGCAATGGAACAACTGGAAAATGGTATATGGATGGGATCAACAACCTATACCGCCGCACCAGGTTCAGCCGGTAACGGTCAGCTAGTATTCTTCGATGGCTTCCTGAAAAAGATGGTGGCTGATGCTGCTGTTCTCAAAGTAGCAAGCCCATTGCCATTGACGGCCGGAGTAACCGATGGATCGCACACCAATATAGTGGATGCAATGAATTCACTTCTTTCACTGGCTGCGATAAACAAAAAGGCTTTACTGAGCAGACCTGCCAGGTATCAGCGTCTCAAATTTATAATGTCGGTAAACTCCGAACAGATTTACCAGACTTTCCTGACCACTACCCTGACATTCAAGGGTGTTAATACTACAGAACAGGGTATTAACAAATTCAAGGGATACGAAATCGTGCCACTGGCTGGTATTGCAGATGATACAATCCTGTTCTGCGAGGCATTGGATGATACCAGTTCTAACCTCTACGTAGGTATGAACTCGACTGAAGATAATAACCTGCAGTTGATGAGACTCCAGAATAATTCAGAAATCTTTTTCTTAAAAGGGTTGATGAAATATGACGTACAGTACGGGTTCAGCGAACAGGCATTTTTGTTCACCACGCTGACTGCTGGTTCATTCACTGCATAAAAACGATCTTATAACGATCAAAATATTTTATCATGGCTACTACAGCAAGATTTACAAATAATATTGGTGCTATTAATTCTGGTACTGACAATACCGACAGGACCAGGAATAACCAGTACCTGGAACCGGCTTATGCCGCTACTATAGCGCTTGCACCATATGCGGCATATACCCTGGTAAAACCGGGGACATTAACAGGCGCTTTGACAGTAACAGCTGGCGTTGGATCAGCAGGCAATCCACCTTTTATAGGTGATATTCTGGACTTCCTTTTCACACCCGATGGTACTACCCGCGTGGTAACATTCGGTACCGGCTTTTTACCCAATGGTACATTGTCTGTGACAACGGCTAAAACAGCCAATGCAAGTTTCATGTTCAACGGAACTGCATGGGTAGAAAGAGGTCGGACAGTAACAGCATAATTTTTTAACAACGTAAAATTTTATATATGGCATCAAATCCGAAAGAAGTATTTACAGCATTACCACATGTAGATACTATATGGATTACAGCTGACGGCAATCATCATCTGCATCCACATAATGGTGGAAAGGAAGTGAAAAGAGAAAATGTGATGAAGGATGATGATAATACCGATCAAAAGGCAACTGTGGCAAAAAACCAGGCCATTGTCGCGATCAATGCCAGTAAAACCCAGGCAGAGGTTGAAAAACTTTTGGTTGGTGAACAACGAAAAGATGTTTTGGAAGCAGGTGCTGCAAGAATTAGGCAGCTAACTGGAAAATAAGGTAGATGATACCGCTTAAAACCAGCCCTGTAGAGATCGATATTCCGATCCAGAAATTACAGCAGTTCTTATACAGTGGCTTAAAAACCACATGGGGAGTGAGTGATACGGACTTTGACATGTATGGCCGTTGCTACAGAAATAGTGTTGATAAAGGATATATACCTGAAGTATTTGTCGGTGATTCTGCCAATGGTCAAACGGCTTACAAAGAAGCGTTCTTTGATGAGACAGTTAATAAGGCTATTGGTTTTTTCCACCATGATAATACTAAGTACGATAAAGGAAATTCCAGGGCCCGGGTTTGTCTGTTGTTCATTGTTAATATTCAGAAACTGAAACCAAATATTCAGCATCGAGCCGATGCAGAAGTAAGAAAAGATGTTGAACTCCTTTTGCAGTTGGGAAAGTTCAGTTTCGAAATGACTGAAATAGTAACAGGCTTCAAAAATGTTTTTGCTGAGTTTGATGGTTGGCTAAGACCCGGTATGATCACGTTCGGGGATATACACCCGCTTCATTGTTTCAGGATTAACATGGACCTGCTTTTTGATTTGAATGATTGTTAAAATAAAAAAATATTATGGCTACTCTTAATACTTTACAGTGCGTGACCGGTGCCAGGAATACGGGCATAGGATCTTGTTATTTTGATCCTAAGAATTTTACAGGCTCCTTCCTTTGCCCGCCTAATTACGTTATACCAGCAGCAAGTCTCGCAACACTTCAGGCAAAGCTTATTGCCGATTCTGAAAGCGATTCAAAGGCAACAAGAATTTTCCCGGTAGCCAATTTCTTTGATTTCAAATCAAATTCAGAAGGTGCGGTAGAAGAAAAGTTTGGATACGGACAGGTAGAAACTGTTCGTGATGGTGTGTATGACTGGCAGTTTCGTTTCCGTTTGGGCGGGTTGAATCTGAGTAACCGTCTGCGTTCTTTCAATGGTGCTTCAAACTGGTTCTTATTCGTTGATTCAAAAGGCCAATTAATTGGCACTACAGCAAACGATCTTACTGGTGCTCCTTCAATTGGTGCCATTCCACCAGTAAACCTGTACACAGATCCTTTCATGCCCAACGATGGAAAGAAAACTTCTGAATACTGGATTAAATTCAGGTTTCTGCCTCAATATGTAAATGAGCAGATTGCTTATATCACTGACCCGGGATTTGATATTCTTTCTGTTACCGGGTTGAAAGATGTTGTTCTTACCGGCGTTGGCTCAGCTACTCCTGGAACGTATATCATTACTCCTGTTGCAGGCGATGATAAGACAAATCTTGCTTCTCTGTTACCTGTTCCAATCTTACAGACTGCTGCATGGAGAGCATTCAATACAGAAACAGGGCTCACAGTTCCGATTACAGGCGTAACGCTGGCAACGAGCGGACTGGCTGTTAATATCGCATGTACCGTTACGTCACCACCTTATCCTGCGGTTGGTCAGCATATCAGCTTTAGCCTGGTTGGACCTACTGCATTGGCGGCCCTTGCTACGCCGATTGTTGGATATGAAACACTCGCTCCTGTATCAATAGCTAAAAACTAACTATGACTATTGACGGAATAGGATGGAATGATGAGGTAGTAAAGGCGATGAGCAAAAAAAAGTTTGTTTCAGATGCCGGGGCTAATAGTCTTTTGCTTCATATTCCTGAAGGCGAGAAAGAGAAGGCGTTAGGACTTGTTTATGATCTAATTACCGGAACTAAAGACCCGGACAAATCAGACCCATCCCCTGCAAAGCAGGATTAAAATATCAGGGGCAGGTATATCCTGCCTTTTTTTATTATGGCTACACCAGTTGATATAATAGAAAGATTTGAAAGCCTGGATATTGAAACGCTTGTGACTATAGCGATCGAGGATACGGCTGCACAGTTTGGTAAGTTGAATACTGATCAGATGTATGCCGGAAGACTGAGTACCGGGCAAGAAATAACACCTCCTTATGCAGCGAGCACTGTAGCAATTAAAAGAAGAAAAGGGCAACCAACTGATAGGGTGACTCTCAGAGATACACATCGTTTTCATGATGCTTACAGATTGCAGGTTATTGGCCCCGACCTGGTTGAAGATAGTGATGTGTCGTATGCCACATACCTCGAACAAAAGTACTCCGATAAGATATGGGGGTTGGATGATGAAAACCATGAGATATATGTGAATGAGGATATGGGACCGGTCCTTAAGCAGCTGATCAGTAACGAAACCGGATTAATGACAAGGTAATATGGCATGCCATGGATGCGAAGCGCAGCAGATATCAGATAACGAGCAGTTAAAAACTGCGATCAATAAAGCAGCTGAATATGCGAAAGAAAAAAATGAAGCTGTCGGAATTTACAAAGACGAACAAGGTCAGTACCAGTTCATCAGACTTGCCATTGCCGCCGGCTACCCCATTACCCAAATTATATCGCAATATTCACCAACTCCCGTTGGATAGATTTATTTCCTGTAAGGTAGATAAGGATTTAACAGCCCTGATAATTGATGGTCAGCCAGAGGCCGATGAACTAGCCCGTGCCTGGGAAATTATTGATGATCAGTTCATGGAAAAAATGAGGGATGATGATCAGGTCTATGTTCAGAAACTGGCCATGGACTATAATATTCTTCAGTCAAAATGTAATACTATTTCAGCCCTGATCAAATCTTTAAGGTTCATGTACAGAAAGGAATGGGCCGATGAATTAATTAAGTGGTATGGCATGCCTGTTAATCTTGATCCAAAAGATGACGAAGGATTTACAAGACAGTTATCGGTGATCGAAGCGCGTAAAAACAAGTGGTTGGGTGATGGCCTCAGTTTGAAAAATGAAATGGAAAAGCTTATTCCTGATGCTTCCGTAGGGGAAATTACCCGGGAATATTTTGATACAATTATCGTCTCTATATCCCGGTTCAATAAGTATCATGTAAATAAGAAAGAAACTACGGTAAGCGAATTTATTATCATGATCCAGGATATGAGATCAGCTGCAAAACAGATTGAATCATTTTCTAAAAACTAGCCATGAGTAGAATAGGAAATTATGAAGGTCATGTGCGAGATGTTATTAACATCGATAAAATGGAAAGGCAAATATGCATCTTGAAAAATGCATTGATCTTTTTATCAGGATACAAAATATTCAATCATCGGTATTCAGTTATCATTATTGAGAAGTTGACCAACTGGTTTGTAAAAAGAATAGTACGTAAATCAATTATTAAGTAATGCCAGGACGTGACCCACTAAATAGTATTGCTGATATCGCCGCCCTGCAGGCAGAGGCTGACAGGGTTATTGCTATTATCAAAGATGTAGATGCTGCGGTAAAGAACGTTGGTCAGGTCACTACCTTATACAAAGGATCTTCTGGTTCAGCTGAATTGAAAAAGAATACTGAGGAACTGGCCAAAGCCAACCAGGATTTATTAAATATCCAAAAGCAGTTAGATGAAGAGGCGAAGAAAAGAGTAACGCTTGAGGATCAGCTGGCTAAAGCCATAGCAGCTAAAAAGATCGCTGCCAAACAAATGACCGATGATGAACTCCGGGATTCCGTTAAATCAAAGCAGCTGGCCAAGGAACGTTTGGACGGCATTAAGGCTGAAGAATCAGCATATAAACAACTGTCCCTGGAGAAAGAAAAAGCTGCAGCCAAGGCAAAAGACCTGGCTGCCCAGTCTTTAAAAAATCCTACCGATAATGTTCTTAAAGGTCAGGCCGATGCTGCAGCAAAAGAGGCCAATGATCTAAATAATAAATTGAAAATTATTGATGGATCTATGGGCGAACACCGAAGAAAAGTAGGTGATTATATCGGCGCCCTGAACACCCTGACCCCGGTCCTGAATGAGATTAAAAATAAGATGGATCAAATGACTGGGGCTGGAATGGCCAATGGGTCTGAATTTGAAAATCTCAAACAGGAGTATGAAGCAATATCAGCTATTGTAAGCCAAAATGCCGCTGGTTTTACATCGCTTACCATGCAGATTAGGAATGGCGAGAAAGCTTTACAAACCATGAGAGCTGCGGGCCTGGAAGAAACCGATGCTTTCAAGCAGTTAAGATTAAGTGTTGCCAGTGCTCATCGTGAATTCAATGAATTTCAGAATGCACAAAAGATACTGGAAAACCATGCTCCAACAGTTAAAGCCCTGACCATTGCAGCTAAAGGTATGGCCGGGGCTTATGCTCTTAGTGCCGGAGCGGTTGCCCTGTTCGGTGATGAAGAGGGGAAAATAGAAAAGGAAACACAGAAGTTGATCGCCGTAATGACTATCCTGCAGGGATTAAACGAAGTTTCTGAATTATTGCACCAGCGTAATGCCGTGGCCATAGCATTGGAAACAACAGCCTCTAAAATAGCCGCCGCCGCACAACGTGTATGGGCCTCTACAATGTTACAAAGCACACTTGCTACTATAGGATTCAGGACCGCTTTAATCACTTTAACTGGTGGTTTATTATTATTACTCCCTTTAGCGGCTATGGCTTTTTCCAAAATAGCGGAAGCTGAGGAAAACGCCAGAATAGGTCAAGAGGCGCTCAATGAAGTAAATAAAAAATCTATCGAAGGGTATGCTACCGAGGTTTCACATATTCAATTTGTGGTCAAAGAACTGAAGGATGAGAACCTGACAAGGAAAGATAAAAAGAATTTGATCGATGACATGCAGCATCAGTATCCTGAGATATTGGGTAATATAAAGAATGAAGGTGAATTAACCAGTGATTTGGCCGATGCGATAAATCTTAAACTCATACCTGCATTAAGAGCGCAGGCAATGGCTACAGCAGCCCGGGAACTTGCCGGGGAAAAATTTAAGAAGGTTCTTGAAATACAGAATAATGCAATAGAAGAAGGTGCTGGTTTGTGGGAAAAGTTCAAGATAGGTTTCGGTGCTACGGGTGGCGGTACTGATGTAATGATTTCTGGCATAGCGGATGCGGCCAAAAATTCTGAGAAAGAGGTTGGCAAACTTAATAAACAGATCGATGCATTATTCGGAATTGCATTGAAGTCGGAAGATGAAGTTAAAAAACTTGGTGGCGGCGTAACCGATCATGTAATGAAAGAGGAGTTCACTGACATTACTAAACTGATCGAAGCCCGGACCAAACTTATCGAATTAATTAAACAGCAGCGGGTAGAAGAGCTAAAGGCCTTTTCTGGTGCTGGTACCGAAAATTCGCGGATCAAAGCACTACAATCTTCCTACGAAATTGAAAAACAAATTATTGAAGACCGCAAAAAAACAACGCTCCTTTTAAGCGAACTGGAAAGTAAGAAAGCGGCTCATGATCTGTCCGAACAATTAAAGAATACCAAACTCATAGAATCAGAAAAGCAGGCGCTTAGATCACAAGCTGCGGTCAATGAGCAGGCGGCCCAGGATCAGCGCAAAGCAATTGTCATTCAGTCTGAAAATGAATTATTCAGACTTCAGGTTACGCGCAATATTGAATTAGGTAAGATCAGGAAGGATTCTATTGACCAGTTGACCGAGGATTATAGGCTATCTGTTGAAGAGATAGAAGCCATTGACCAGCGCCATAGTAAGCGGGTAGATGACATGATATCCGAGCAGTTCAATAAGCGAAAGGCTTTTCTTTCGGAAGACCGGGATATTAATTTGAAAGCGCTTGAACAGAAATACGCATCAGGTGGATTCAAGCCTACTATAGACAAAACCGGTCGATTGATTTCTGCTGAAGAACAGTATCAAAAAGAACGTCAGCGGCTGGAAGATGAGGCAGATGTATATATTCTAAAGGCGCAGGAGGATATGATTCGCCAGCAGATCGCGATCAAAAAAGCTGCTGGCCAGGATACCGTGTTGCTAGAAAACCAGATTTCCAGTATTGAACTGGATATTGAGCGCAAGAAAGATAAAGCCAAAATTGATAGCAATAAAAAGGCGTTTGATGAACATAGGAGGCTGGAAGATTTAAAAAAGGAATTAGCGGAAAAGGCTTATGAGACTGCAATTGCTTTTATAGGTGCAGGTTCGCAGAAAAATTTAAACGCTATTCAGGAACAGATTGATGCCAGTACCAAACTTAAAGATCAGGAATTAGCCAGGGTAAATAGTTCTACTCTAAGTGAACAAGATAAAGCTGCACGTATTGCCCAGATCAATGCAGCTGCGCAGATCAAACAGGACCAGTTAGAACAAAAACGCAGACAGGAGCAGACGCGCCAGGCTAAGTTTGATCGGGATGCTCAGGCTTTAAAAATATTCGGGGAAACTCTTTACCAGGCCTCTAAAGCCGGCTGGATTACTCCTGAAGCGATTATTATAGAAGCTATAGGTGCATTGGAAATAGCAGCACTTCTGGCTAAGCCGATTCCGAAATATGCTGATGGTTCTGACTATGCTCAAAAAGGGTTAATGATATGGGGGGAAAGGGGAAAAGAGTTAATGATCACCCCTTCGGGCAAAGTCAGTGCCTCACCTGATACAGCAACTATCGGCTATGTCCCGGAAACTGGTAGCAAGATCATCCCTCACGACGAGGTGAATAAAGCCCTGCTAGCGATGATGATGCAAAACACGGTCACCGTGTTACCACAGAAAAAGGATGAGGCGGCTACCGAGATTAAAAGCCTGAAACAGGTTATTAAATGGCAGCATGATGAATTGATCCGCGCTTATGGAAAGATTAAATACCCGACAATAATTATACAGGATAAAAACTTTGGAAAGGACTATATACCATGAGGCCTCGCAAAACTTTTTTACAATTCTTATGCGATCCTACAAATTCAGGGACGTTCTATGTTGATATCAACGGGGTACTTCAGACTACAAATATCCCAACACCATTACAGAAATCTGCTGAAGGATGGTTTAATACTGAGCTTAAGTTTGTGCGCAGCGCAAAATATTTCGGACTTAACCGGACCTTTGGAATTCCTTTAAAATTTGTTGGTGATGGGGCAGCAATACTTCGTGAACTGTTTTATAAAAAAAGAGGTATTGAACAACTCGTTATGCTGGTTATTCTTAAATGGAACCCAGATAATGACGTGTATGAACTGTACTACAAAGGGCTCATTGATTTAAGCAAGATGAAGGACCTTCACGCAGAAGGTATCCAGGTGAATGTGATGGAGGGAGGAATAGTTCAGCTGCTAAAGGCCTATGAGAATACAAAGTTTGAAATTCCTTGTGATGGGTCGATACCTGAGAATATCAAAGTTAAATATGATGGTATACTTTTTCAGGATGTGTTTCATTACCAGGTTGTTGATATTGATGCACAGGATCATTCGGGAGCATTCTTCATAGGCGCCATTCTGCCAGCTATATTTATTTCCAATGATGGAGATAATATAGGTATTCAACACGGTGATCCTACTTATGAAGTTGTGCCGGCATTAAGCGAGTTCTCATTTTTAGAAACAAGCGGTAACTGGATATTTTCATCTGAAGAAGCGGTCTCCGTAAGAATAAAGGGCAATCTGGTTGTTTCTCCCAATAATGTCATAGCTAATGATAATTTATTGTTTGAGGCCAAAACAAGTCTGCATCAAAACATAGTACTTATTCCTCCGCAATCAGCGGACGTTGATCATACTGTGATTTATTATTTTGATAAGACAATTAATCTCGCAGCCAATGAAAAACTATTCCTATTCTTTTTCAGCCCGAAAAAATTAAGCATTTCTAATTTTGAAATTTCATTCAATTCAAAATATAAGCCATCTAATGCATGGGGTATAACAGGTTACGATCTTTATAAAGTATTGATCAGAAACATTTGCCAGTTAGCCTCTACCTCGGTGCAGACTTTTAATTTCCTTGCAGATAGCCAACTTCTTCAGCAGCGATTGAATTTTGTATTTACTTCCGGCGATGCTCTACGGGCGTCTACCGATTTATCTTATAAGAAATTTTTTAACCAGGTACAGACCCTGCAGAGTGGAGGGCAGTTAATAAACTTTTTCAATTCGTTCGGCCCAAATATCAAAATTTCGCTATCCGAGTTTTTTGATATGATCAATCCTATTGAAGGAACAGCGTTGAGCAACCAGACTTTACCAGGTGAAAGTGAATCTGTATTCCTGGAGAAAAAAGAATATGTTTTTGATACATCGGTAGTAACTTTTGATCTTGGAGAGGTACAGGGATTGGAGACTTCAGTAGCGCTGGATTTCTTTTTCAATATCCTCAAAATCGGGTACGTGCCTCAACAGTACGATGAAAAGGCTGGTAAGTATGAATATAATACCACAGCTCAATGGCAGGCACCTATAAAGACAATAGCTAAGATCCTGGACCTTATTTGCCATGCCCGTACCGATAGTTATGGCTTTGACTATACGCGTTATAATACGGCTGGGGGCAAGTCTACGACCTTTAACAATTCGGACAATAGTGTTTTTCTGGCCAATGTAGATCGGGAGATTTCGGCATTTGACACTTTTATTGCTGATGTGAACGCGAACCTGATCCTGCTTACCAATAGAAATGAACAAGGCATATCGCAGGCAAGGATAACAGGCAATTACTTTTCGCCGTTTAGCGATCCGTGCATGTTTGTATTCAATCAAGCCGCTCCCGGGTCATTTACTGTAACAACAACCCTGACTGGATTTTTAAACGGTCTTCCAGGAGATACACTAATAATCAACGTTCGGGTGAATGGCGTGATCAAGGGATCAAAAACCTATACTGTAGTTTCAAGTCAGGTTAATTTTACATCTGAAACAATTGTCTTTACTCAAGCCTTTGCAGAAGGGGATACTATTTACATAAGTACTCAGACCTCTGCGAATGGTGAAGGGCAGCTTACGGTCGTATCATTAAACATCCCTCTTTATTTTGCTGCTATTAATGGCGGTTTAATAAATGTAGTTCCCGGTTCTTTTGAGCAACCAACCACCCTGATCAATGTAAGTGACCTGCGACCTTCACCTGGTCCATACTTACCTCTTTCTTCGGCATTGCCTATCCTGATATTCAATGATCAGCTTGCGATGCCAAATTTCAATGGAACTATTGGCTATGGGGGGCAGATACAAGGAGGCGGGGCAGATACATTGACAATTAAATGTTACATAAATGGAGCAATATTTTCATTCAACACGTTCCCGGCCACAACCGTGACTTCCAACTTTTCTACATTCTTTGATTTCAACCGTGATTTTGCATTAGGAGATATAGTTTTCTTCACAGCCAGCACAACTTCAGGATGCAATGTCACATTGCAGACCTGCACATTGTTTCTTGCCAGCACCCAGATTTTGGTCTATGATCTGAAAAGACGGGTTTATGATTCTATTACCGGCATTCCAAATCCTGAGTCAGCCTTTAATATCGAGGATCTTACTCCCAAAAGGATGCTGCTGAATAATGGCCGGTTTTTAAAATCTATGCTTTTTAACCTGGCGCCCGATAAACTCACGTTCCTGACACTTGATAAAAACCAATACCTAAGCACGTTAGCAGATGGTAGGCTGATAACTGAAAACGCAGATGTGTCTTTGGATGAACTTGGCGACCCGCTTTTTTATCCCCTGTTTTTTGAGTTCAAAACCAAAGTGCCATTAAACTTTTCAAAGCTCTTAAGTTTTGCTGCCAATGGGCATATTAAATTCAGGTATAATGGAAAGACTTTCTATGGCTTTCCTTTTGAAGTAACTCAGAAACCGGCTATTGAAGAATCGCAGACATGGAAATTACTCTGCAGTCCGCTTACTAATCTGAATGACCTGGTTGATCTTGATATTGATGGACTTAATTATTTAACACTTATGGGAAACGATAGCTTTATATCACATCTCTGCCCGGTTAAGTTTGTGCCAATGGACACAACGCTCAACCCGAAATATCATTTTGTCCATATGGATGATGCCTGGTTTATTAACCAGGTGAAATTCTGGATACATAAATCAAATTATTTCCAGCCATGGCAGATAAATGATACTATTCCTTTACAGGTAATTACCGGTGGTATTGGTCCGGTACAGGTTGATATATATGACTGCAATGCGAAATTAGTTTACACTACGAACATGGCAGTAGTCCCGACCTCTGCCCTGCAGGGAACGTCCGTGCTTTACGATCTTTCTTTAAACAGCACTTCTATCGGACTTACAGAAGGCGTGTATTACATTGTTTATACTATTGGTACCAAAAAATATATCAGCGAAGGCCAATATATTAAAGCCGACTGGCCCATGACCTTGCTTGTGAATTATAAGCATAAAACGAATAAACAGTCTATGATCTTCAGTGAAGGCTACAGTCCAAACATAAGAATTCATGGGTGGATTGATCAGTTTAATCCTGAAGGAAAATTCGCGGTATACGAGGACCAGCCGGCCGATCTTGAAATGTTAAATGGTATTCCTTACAGGTCCCACAAATTAAATATCGCACTCACAACCGGTGTGCAGGGCGTCGGAGTTCCTGATTGGGTAACAGATAAGATGAACCGGATCATGTTTTTGAACAACACGATTTTCGATGGCCTGGCATTTACCCGGGATGGCGATGTAAAATGGGAGGTTAAGAAATCTGAAGGCTGGCCGAAAAGATATTGGAGTTTGAGCATTAGACCAGCAACCAACAGGGATGGAATTACTCAGACAGCTGATGGGCTTGACCAGAATGTTACCGTTGTCTACAATATAGATGGTAATGCTTTTGGTGATGATCCAGGGCTTAACATTATTCAAATAACGCAAGAAGATTAATATGAACTGGAATGTATTTATACAGGCGACACTTTCAAACCCGGCCAATAACCTGGTAGCTGCGATTTATGATCACAGTGCACCAGGTGTTCCGGTGCAGGTCATTGCTCCACCAAAGCCTTACGCGAGTACCATACATATTATTTTTACAGGGATTGATCCTATTTTGTACGATTTCAAGTTATTTGAATCGGCAACAACTTCCCCAGCAGGAACAGTCAGGTCCAGCTTTTCATTCGAGCCTACTAATGAGAGCATAACTGTTAGGGATGATCTTTATCTGACGGCTGGTACTTCTGTTAATTTTAATGCCGGGGCAACATCATATACTGCTGACTCTCCGAATGATTTAACGGGATGGGCCTATGATTTAGAACGACGCGGATTTGGGACTATGGAGCCGGGCGTAAATTATGCTAAAGATGTAAATGGCTTTCATTTGTTAGTGGCAGGCGACCAATTTGAGGTTGAAGAAAAATTTATACTTCACTTTTTACCGTTGGTTGCACAAATCCCGTTACCAACTGTACCGGCATTGATCAGTACCACTGAGATTATTACAGCCAGCCGGACATTAACTAATGCAGATGTAGGTAAGGGGTTTTTGATCCAGGGCGCAGGATCAAGCATAACTATAATTCTGCCTGCTCTTTCGCTGGTCGGAAATAACAAAACGCTTTTCTTTCTTTCCGCAGGGGGAAGTCATATAAATGCCATAATTCAATGTGCGGGATCAGATGCGATTGAATATAAGTTGTATACAAATCAGGTAACGCCGACTGTCAATCTGGTCCTTGGGCAAAGTGAGCAGCTGATCCTTATAAAATCAAATAGCAAATGGAATGTTCTTATGTCCAGTGATACAATAAGAATGGTGGGAGAGGTTATCGATCAGTATTCAAAACAGCAGATCAACACGATTTTTGCCAGCGGCACCGCACTCAGCAGAGCTGATTACCCCAGATTATGGGCTTATGTTCAGACACTGGAAGCGGGACTGGTTATTGCAGATAGTACTTACAATGATGTATCGGGCAGTAATTTTATTAACAGAGGGAAATATACAACAGGCAATGGAACAACCACTTTCAGGATACCCACACTTTTTACACATGGATTCAGAAAAGCAGTTGATAGTGTCAGACTGCCCGGAAGTTTTGAGGCCGATGATGTTAAACCGCACGTTCATGACCTAACGGTACCAGCTAATAAAACCTCGTCCACTCAGGCAGGTCAGGGAAGATTTGTCGGAGGATCTGATAGCAATGAACCCATTCCGATGAGTCCTGTTACTACCGATAATAATACAGGAACAGAAACGCGTCCAAAAAACACCGGCATATACGCACTAATTAGAATATAAAAAGATTACTTTTATGAGTATGAAATTTTTGCTAAAAATCTTGGGTTTTGTATTGCTAAATATATTAGTAATTACGACAACAAAAGCTCAAATTTTTATTAAGCCAAATAATTCTTACGGTGGTATAGTCAACAGGTTACGACCGGATTCAACTTTATTTTACCCGACCGGCTGCGGTGTACCAATTGGAATAACAGGCCTTCGCAGTAGCGACCAACACATGTCAGCTTTTTATTTTGATTCATGCGGGCATAAGTTATACAGATACGATCCTTCATTTATTACATGGGCTGAAGTAGGTACAGGAAGTGGAGGAGGTGGTAGTTCCGATTCATTGAAGCACTTGTTTGTTGATACTTCTACAAACAGAAATAATTATTTATTAACGTTTGATTCTACAAATCATAAATGGAAATTAACTGCACCAACGGCTGGCTCAGGCACTGTATTCTCATTCAGTTCAGGAAACCTTTCTCCTTTATTCACCACTTCAGTAGCCACCGCAACAACAACGCCGGCATTATCATTTACCCTAAGTAATCCCTCAGCATATACAATTTGGGGTAACAACACTGGATCCTCTGCAGCTCCATCTTATTTCACGCCTTCATTAACAGGGGCAATGTTTCAGAACCAGGGAACAACCACAACACTATTACATGGCAATGCATCAGGCAATCTTTCTTTCGGTGCTGTTAACCTGGCTACGGAAGTAACCGGTAATCTATCGGTGAATAATCTGAATAGTGGAACAGGTGCATCCGGTTCAAGTTTTTGGGCAGGTGATGGTACCTGGAAAACAATATCCGGTGAAGCAAATACTGCTTCAAATGTTGGATCAGGACTCGGCTGGTTCAAAACAAAATCAACATTCGACCTGCAGTTTAAGTCTGTCACTTTCCCGGCATCTATACTCGGTACTTCAAATACCAACGATGTAGCCATGCAGCTCGACGGAGATCAGTTGACACCAGTTGACAGTGCATTTTATGGTAAGATCGGGACAAAAGGATGGTATAAAATATCTCCGGTAGTTGTTTCAAATGCTGGTACTGGTCTTAGAATGGGCTTCGTTCGAAATGATAGTTTATTTTTTAAAACTTTGAAATGTATTTCAGGTTGTACGATAGCAACAAATGCCACTGACAGTACTGCTGAATTAACAGTATCGGGCGGCGGTAGTACGACATTCGCCGGACTTACAGATGTTGCTCTTACTTCACTGGCCAGTGGTGATCTTTTGAAATATCAAACCTCAGATAGCAAATGGCACAACTTTGTATCCCCTTATTGGGATTTAGTGAGCGGAAACGCATTAGGAGCTGCCACCGGGAAATTCGGAACTACGGATAACAACAACTGGCTTTGGATAGCGAATAATACTACCATAGGGAAAGTTTTTGCAAATGGCGGAAAATGGAATATAGGTGGATCTACTGTTCCCGGAACCAATACTAAACTATTTGTAGAAGGGGGCGGCGTTTATGTCAGCAGTTCAGCAGCAGGCAGTCTAGTAACCGGTGATGACGGGGTGAATCCCGGGCAAGCCACTAACCTACTGGGTATACATTCAAATTCGGTTTTGGGAACCATATTTCTTTCCTCCAATAATGCGGGTACGATGCAAATAAGAGATTATGGAAGCACTACTCCAATATGGTCATGGGGAGGGGATAATACCTGGTGGTCTTTACTGGCTAATCCGAATCAAACAAGTACAACAGCAGCAGCCGATGTTTATACGATATTACTTCAACCAACCTTCGCGCCCACTTCAAATACGGCAACACATTGGACGCTTCAACTTAAACCAACAATTAATCAAACAGGGGGAGCATCTGGAATAACAGGTGGCCTACTTATCGATCCTACAATAACCGCAGCAGCAGATTTTAGAGTATTGCAGGTTACAAAAGGGAATATATTACTTAACTCCACATCCGGAAATACAGGTATTGGATTAAGTTCTGCACCTTCCGCAAAATTTCATGTTAACGGAACAGTCAGGTTAGATGGAATGCTTTTTGGCTCCTCATCCTCACCTGTGCTGGTAAAAGACCCCGATAGTATCACAAGACAGGTGTACCCGCTTTATTATAGAGCCTACTCAGATACGTCGCAAACAACCGTAACCAATACGGCATCTGCAACATCAATCATAGGAAATGTTATAGGATCCTCCTCAATTGATGGAAGCACTATAACAGCGGGGACGACTTTCATTCTGAAGGGATATGGAGTAATCAGCACTGATGCGGTAGCTGCTAACTGCGAATTTGATTTTACTATTTCTAACTCCTCGCTTGGTCTTATTGTCTCTGGTATTACTACTGGTTTCAGCAATATGCCTTACCAGTATGAATTTGAAGTTACAACCTATTCTATAGGGGTAAATCAGCCTGCTTTTTATCGGGGTACGTTGGATATTCTTGATGGAAGCGGTAACACTATTAAACGATTTAGTGCAAACGGCAAAAGCACTATGACTTCAAGCGGTACGCTGACATCATCCGTTACCGTTCAATGGGCGACTGCTGATCCGGATAACACTATCGTTTCAAATGGTAATTCATTGGAAATATTCAGAAAATGAGGTTTAAAATCATTATACTGTTCTTAATTCTTCTTGTCCAGAATACAACTGCCCAGATACTACCAGCTGGCAGATTATCACGTACAGGCCGGATAAAGTTTTTCTTTAAAGATGGATCAACTACTCCACCTGCAGGTCCCACAGATGTCATTATAATTGGTGATGAAGGACAATCAAATCCTGTTGGCAGAGCTGCGGCCGACGCGCCTAATGAAGTAACCGTTCCTTCAGGAGTAAGAGAATTCAGGCCTGATTTAAATGATCTGAAGGCAGGTACATTATCGGACCCAACCGGACAGCCGTCTGGTGGCGGAAGTTATACAGTAGCAACGGTAAGATCATTAAACCCAAATCTCGGTAAACGGCTATTTGAGATTTCCGGTAAGCCTGTGTATATAACTGTAGGTGCCAAGGGGAATACCGGTATAGATCTATGGTTAGATAAGACAAGTACCGAATTCACCAATATGCTCACCTGGTGGCGACAGCTGACTGCATATTGTACTGCCCATGGATTAACTGTAGAAAAATACATATGCTGGCTACAGGGTGAAAATGATGCAGGTTTCTATGAGACAGATGGCTATGTTGAAAAGCTCAATGACATGGTTAACCTGTTTATTGACAGTTTTGGCGTTAGCGAAGTCTTTGTTTCCAGGATCGGGTATGATCCCAATTTCACCAGCTCCACGAATTCAGAAAAAATAATGGATGCTCAGAACCGGTTGAACCTGAGCAATACAAGGATGGTCCTTTCTTCACGCGCTGCGAGTACATTCACAACCGGCAATGGAAAAATGACTTCCGACCTGGTGCATTATACTGTTACCGGGCTGAATCAAATAGGAAATGATTATGCGCAGGCAATCGATAGCTTCAGGACGCAGCATTTAAAAGTGTTACATACATCTGAACCGGTTACCAACCTGCAGCCTGCAGGAGGATATTTTGATGATGTATATCAAATGTCCAATACTGTATCAGCAACAGGTTTTGCAGAAATATATGGACGAAATAATCTTACAGACAATAGTGGCGGTGGATTAACAAAAAGTGCATCAGGAGTTACATCCGATGGCACACCAAACGAATTAACGCCGGCAACTGCCCGCGATCTTACAAATGCTTTTGACTGGTCAGTAGAATTTACTTTCAAATGCACGGCCAGTGATTTCACAGCCACACTTCTTAACGGCCGATCATCAGGAGATTGGACAGATGATTACCTGAAGATCACCAGTAGTAACAGTCTTGAAATAAAAGGAAACGGTGTTATAAAAAATATCGGCACTCTCCCTGGCGTTGATTTTGGTAACCTGGGTAACCTGGCGCTGATCTATACCACTTCAAATAATACTCTTCGTGTGTATTGGAACCAGGGGCTTGTCGCAACAATAACAGATTGGTCCTTCACCTCATTCAAAGCACAGGCCTTTATCCGGTCAACCGGGACATCACCTGATGCAACTAATGCGTTCACCGGAGTAATAGAACAGATCCGTGTGGTAAAAAAAGCATTGCTGCTTTGGGAATTGTATAGAAGCAGAAATTTACCTGCACCGGTCATTGACTGGGATTTCGAATTTAACGGCTCGGTAGCTGAAGCGGAAAACGATCTGAGTGCGACACCATACACCTTTGCCGGGGCATCTACTACAAATACATTTGACGCTGATGGTAAAGTATTTAACGAAAATGAATACCTGCGCCTGGGCGCCAGGCGAACCATGACCCAATGTACTGTGGAGTTCAGGGCAAAGCTTGCATCAGATGCATCCGGTGTTGACTTTTTTACCGGTAATAATCCAACGCCCACACTCGGAGGATTTAGCGGTGGTATAGGGGTTGAACCTCCTACTTTTTATTTTGGAACACAGACATCCTCGGTATTTTGGGACCTGACCAGCCTGGGACTAACGTATACAAATTTTCATACTTACAAATTAATATACAATGGAACGGGCGCAACATTAACAGTTGGTGGAGTCTCTGTTGCAACACATACTGTTAAGTTATATATCGACGGTTCGTTTGTCTCTGATAAAACAGTGACTGGCGTTTATGCAATAAACATGATCGGATCAAAACATCCGACGCAGGCCTATTGCTTTAAGGGTACAATGGACTGGATAAAAGTCCATAATTATTAAGCAGAATTTCAATCATTAATATCAAAAACAATTTTTTATGCCTTTAGATTTAGTTGGAACAACAGAAGGAAAGAAGCCAATCCGATTGGCACCAAAAACTCATTCAAAAAAGGATGCTAAGATCGATGGCCTTGCCAAGATCACCATTCTTACCGGCGGCGCAACTTCAGCAGTTGCTACACCGGAAGAAATTGCAGCTGATGAAGCGGCAGGAAAACCAGGCCTTCAGGGGTTTGTAATTTCAGAGGACATTGCTGGAGTAAGTACTTATGAAGTTGAGGCCGACGTTGACCTGGGTTCAGGCGTCAAAACGATTAAAGACGGCGGCACTTACACTTACAGTGACCCGCTTGCTGAAAATCTTGGCCTCAGTTCAGATGATGATGAAGTGCCAAAAAATTAATTAACGGGAGGGCGGTAACCCCGCTCTCCTAAAATTATTACTATGCAAATAGACATAAGTTTTGATTTCGCCAAGGTCTATGACATTGAAAAATTCGATGTAGTACTGGGACAGAAGTTTTCATTACAATCTGATTCAACAGAAAAGTTGAAATGGTTTTCGGACAATGATCCGGTATTGTCGATAAAGGATTCAGGTACCAATGCAGATGGTGAAGCAACTGCGCTTGGTGAATCTACCATTCTGTTAATGGATGAGAATTTGGTTGAACAGAAAAGGTTGACTGTTCGGGTTGTTCAGGCAATTGTTCAGCAGGCAACGGAGTTGGGAATATCATCCGGAGAAGATATACCAAAATAAACCAGCTAATACCCGGTATTAAATTATGACAGACGAACAAAATATATCAGAAGAATCTGCAAACCTGCAAAATGCCTTAACTAAAAAAGGGCAACGAAGCGTAAATCTTATATGGGAATTTACACAGGGCGTTATTGCAATAACGATAACTGGAGCGACAATATATTGCGCTGTCACAAAAATTGAAAGTCAGATATTAAGCAATGCATTTTTTCTTATAGTTAGCATGTATTTCGTTCGAACAAATCATAGTCTAATAGGTGGGACAGGATCTAAACCATTAAATCAACAACGATAAAAACCAGCCACACATATGACCATAACTCTGTATATAACCTGTTTTATAGTAGCACTCATTGGAATGATGCTGCAAACTGTTCTGAAAATCAAATCCCTTCAAGACAAAGCAAGGGTTGCCAATGTTAAATTCAATGCAGCTACCTACTTTAAAAATGATTGGCTTTCTGTAACTGCGTCTTTGCTTACTATCGTACTATTCCTGTTTTTCGTTGATAGTATACTAAAATGGAAGCCAGCTGTAGTTGATTACATTAAGTTGTTTTTTGCTTTTGTTGGTTACACAGGTAGTGATATTGCCAGCAAACTTTTCGGGGTAATCAGCAACAAGATAAATACCGCTATAGATGTAAAGACAACTATAAGTGATGGGACAGCAGCGCCCAATAAAGTTTAGACCTTTTCCCGCCACACTATCCATCCTATGCCAATACATAGAATTTTAATTAAGTAATCAAACCTGGTTTGGCGGTTCAACACATGATGATTATAGTCGATCATAAAAAAGTATGGAAAATTATGTTCAATATCCTTGGCGTATCTGCAATCTTAATATACATCGGCGGCATCCTGGTTAACCTTAACCATATCGTCACCGTGACTATGGGGGTAATCGGGATAGCATACGCTATTGTAAAGCTTGTACAATCAAATGATGAGCGAATAATAAAAAGGATTGAACGTCAGAAACAGCAGCAAGAATACAAAAAATATAAAGGGGACCAAAAAAAGGAGGATGAAGAATGAAATTCAGGATTGAACATATAGCTATTCTCATTCTGGCAGGTATTGTACTATACCTCCGTATGTGTAGCGGTGCCAAATGCCCGCCAGCGCAGGAGATAGTTAAACACTTTCGCGATACGGTGATCGTTCACCACCAGGATACAGTTGATCACTACGTTCCTAAAATAACGACAGTGAGCCGCCCTATAACCATTTACCGGACTGACAGTCTATACATCATTCAGCCAATTGATACGCAAGAGGTGTTGAAAGATTATTTCGCTACCAGGTATTATAGTGATACCAGGCAAACACAGTACGGGGATATCACTATCCAGGACAGCGTAAGGGAAAACAGGATCATTGATCGCCGGCTGCTGACTGATTTTAAAATACCGGTCATTCATGACTCTACGATTGCAGCTGAGCCAAAACGTAATCAGCTTTATATCGGCGGTGGATTACTGGGAAGTACAAAAGAATTGATAACCGGATTTGAAGCTGATCTGACATTGAAGAATAAAAAGGATCAGCAGTATTATATCGGGGGTTCAATACTGACAACCGGTGTATATTATTTCCGATTGGGAACTCGATTTAAACTATCCTTTCGAAAATAGTAGCGGCGATATTAGATTTTAATTGCTAAATAAAAACAAATTATATGAGTTTAACTACAGATAGGAATGATCCAGCATTAGGACGTGGGGTTGATGATCAACCTGTCCCACAAAATAAAACCTACCTTATTTTATCAGAAGAGGAACGAGCGAAAGGTTTCATTCGGCCTGTTCGGCAATCCTACGTCCATGTTACCTGTGGCACTGAAACAACAATGGCATTAGCCATAGCAGAAACATATGCCCGTGATCCAAAATTCTACGGTGCTACTTATTGTTGTCACTGTATGAAGCATCTTCCGGTTGGTGAGTTTGTATGGAAAGGAACAGATGAACTCGTTGGATCATAAAGAAGGCCGGTGAGATCACCAGCCTGACAATTTGTGTATGGTCTAAACCCAAGATTCAAAACTAATAAAAATAAATATATGAAACTGAATTTACCGACATGGTTGGCCGTTGTGCTGACTTTTGCAACACTTGGCGGTTATAGCCTTTTATTACTTGGTAATAAATTGGATGGCTTATTCCCGATTGTTATTTATTTCATTTCGATCGGTGTTAGCTGGCTGATGACCGGCTTTACCTATGGAGTACTTCCAGGGGTGAAAGCTTATAGAGCAACGTTGAAGCAAATGCAGATTACAAAGGCTGTAGAACCGGATGCCCCTACTGCAAGGGATATAGCGATCGGCTATTGGAAATGGTTTGGATGCATGATTATCCTGCCTTTGCTCATAACAATCGGCTATCACTTTCAATTAGCCGGATATTGGTAATGGTCAATCCTCCATCCATACATCCGATCGTTTTACGCCTCCTGAAATATCTGGCAATTGCAGGAGCATGCTGGGTATTTATCAAAGCAGTTTTAAAACTATGCCCATGGTCACCTACCTGATTAACCAGGCGATATTAATTGCATTCAACTTTCTGAACATATGGCTCGATGCCTATAAGATCAAGCAGGCCCTGAAGAAAAACGTTCCGAAATCAGTACGGCATGGTATCAACTTCGCGGCCTATTCCGCATGCGTTGGTCTGATCATCTGGTTATTCAAACTGGGCTGGCAGGATGGAATATTATTCGGTGCCTCTGCTTTCTTTAACCGGCAATTGTCATTTGATATTCCGCTGAACCTGCGCCGTGGCCTGAAATGGGATTATGTAAGTCTGGATAAACCACCCAAGGCATTAATGGATAAAATTGAGGTGCGGATATTCGGATATAACGGAAAGGCATCTATATTTTGTTATTCCGTGCTGTGGATTGGGTGCTTAATAATTAAATTTTTTTTATGATCAACCGTAAAAGTTTTTATGATTCAATTAGACCTTCTCCATTTGGCGGTACATTAACCGAAAAGCAGGTAGAGGGGATTGATACTATTCTCAATGAATGGGAAGCAGAGAAATTAACTGACTTGCGTTATCTCGCTTATATGCTGGCTACAACCTATCATGAAACAGGTCATACAATGCAGCCGGTTGCTGAATATGGTAAGGGCAAAGGCCATGCCTATGGCGTACCTGATCCTGATACTGGTAAAACTTATTATGGCCGGGGATTCGTTCAACTTACCTGGAAAAACAATTACCTGAACATGGGCAAGGTAACGGGCGAAGATCTGGTAAACAATCCCGATCGGGCAATGGATATGAAAGTAGCCACAAAGATTCTTTTTTACGGTATGCTTCACGGTTCATTTACCGGTAAAAAACTGGCTGATTATTTCAACGATCTGACCACTGATTGGTTAAAGGCCCGGAAGATTATTAATGGTCTTGACCGGGCATTGTTGATCCAGGGTTATGCCGAGAAATTCTTTAATGCTCTAAAAGTATAGTATGAAACTTCTAAAATTTGTATTTGCAATTATAGTGTTTATATCCCTTGGCACTACCAAAGTTGCCATGGATATAAAAAGCTGTGGCCCACAGATTATTTATAAACTTGGCGCCGTCGTATCCAGTGTTCAGGATGGCGACTGGTATGATCCGCGCACATGGGGTGGTACAGTGCCTTCACAGAACGATGTAATTACTTTATCTCATAATATTACCAGTTCCAAAAACATTGTAATCACCGGCAAGCTAATCAGCCGGGGAGGTTCAATTACTTTTATCAATATCAATGAAGCGGGTTTTACAGGAGGCGGCGAAGATGTGATAAGCGGTGATATTGGCCTATGGGTAATGGGTTCGGGTATTCTTGACCTTCAAGGCGAAAACAAAACAAGAGGATCACCGGCGATAAGTGCGATTAAATCAGGTGACCTTTCATTCCAGGTTAAAGAAGCTATGAATTGGAGAGCAGGCGATGATATTGTTATTTCCCGAACTGCGAAAACAGCGATAGATGATGATGTGCGGAAGATCGTTTCTGTCAGTGGAACGAAAATAACCGTTGACCGGGCGCTGGGTGATCACCCGATGATCAATGGCATGTGGACCGCGGAAGTGCTGAACCTGACTTCCAATCTCACTATACAAGGCACCGCGACCGGCTACAGCCACATCTTCATAAGATCCACGCAACCGCAAAATATACAGAACGTTCGCCTGCGTTACCTGGGCCCGCGCAAGAACCTATCAGGAGGACCGGAAAAGGAGTTTGTAAGAGGCAGGTACGGAATACACTTCCATCACTGCATGAATGGAAGTATCGGGTCACAGGTTCTTAATAACGCTTTCTGGCAATGTAATTCTCACTGTATTGTACCACATGTGAGCGATGGGGTTACCGCTACAGGTAATTCGATTTACGATGTGATGGAGAATCCTTTGTGGTATGATTTCGGCGATGAGACCAACGGGGTAACCTACAGCCATAATATACTGGGTAAGGTTGCCTATACTGTTAAATCGGTAACCGCGGAAGACCCAAGTACAACAGATTTCGGAGTGGGTACCGTGGTCCTCGGTATGGGTGACGGGAATACCTGTTCTTATAATATTTCTTTCGGCGTATCCGGGCAGGTCGGAATTGATGGCACAGGAGATTACCAATGGAGAAATAATAACGAGCGCGGACATTGGAAGTTTATCGGCAATTTAAGCCATCACGGTAACGGCGGTTCAGTGTGGCAGAACACGGCTGAGAACCATACGATCGAAGATTTCACGGCCTACTATTGCCGGTTGGGTTGGTTTCAAGGTGCTTACGCCAATGTATACGGGCATAAGGGCGGAACTTATTATGATAATCCTATCCTGGTCCGTGCAGGTAGTTTGACACCTTTGCGCCTTCGCTTTGAAAACATGACCATTATTAACGGTGGACCTGGTTACGGAGATACAAAAGATATTACGGCCGGTGTAATTCAGGTCGGCTCTCCCGTGGCAACAATCGATGACGGCCAGCCGCCTGTACTGTACCGGGGGATTAAATTCATCAACTGTAAGAACGAAATAGTTTTAGCCGGGGGGGAGCAACATCATGACGCTGATGTGGTGGATTGTAATATCCAGAATCCGATTGTCCGAGGTAATGAGAAAATGAGGGTTCAGCAGAACGGTATCGCTTATGAACTCACAGCAGCCGGCAAACGGTCAATTCCTTTATTCGCTCCCGTATCATGGGGTAATGGGGATGGTGTTAAATGTGAGTATTTTAATGACATAAGCTTTAAGCTCAAAGTAGCGGAAGCAATTGAACCACAGATAAATTTCAGTGAATGGAAGAACCTGGGTAGAGTTCATCACTTAATAACATCAACAAAATATTCAATCAGATTTTCCGGGCAGCTTCAACCTCAGTATAATGATAACTATACTTTCAGCATGCCTGCAGATGCAGGGGGTAGTTCAACTCTGTTCATCAACGGTAACCAGGTTAAAGGCGCCATCGCTTTAAAGCAAGGCCAGCTTTATGATTATCGTGTAGACTTTATCAGCAATGGATCAGAAGTAAGTGGTTTGGAGTTCCGTTGGTACTGCCCTCAAATGGACGTATGGCACAAGGGCGGTGAGGTAGTACCTCAAAGTCAGCTATACACAACAGTTGTAGCGCCTCCACCACCGGTTAATAAACCTCCCATTTCAAATGCCGGTCCTGACCTGACTATAACCTTACCGGATAGCACGGCGAAATTAATCGGTTCGGGTTCTGATCCTGATGGGTTTGTAACTACTTATAGCTGGACACAGTTATCAGGGGCAGTTGTTAATATAACGGGTGCCAGCTCATCACAGCCAACCGTAGGACCCTTTAAACAAGGTTCTTATAGTTTCAGGTTGAGTGTTACCGATAACCAGGGCGCTGTTTCTTTCGATGATATGAACGTGAATGTGGTACCCGCGACGGTTCCGAATAAGCCACCTGTAGCCACGGCAACGGCCAGTAAGATCATCTTTGCTACAATAACTCTCGACGGGGGTAAAAGTATAGACCCTGAAGGTGGCATAATATTATACCAGTGGACACAAATTGCCAACGGTGCCCCGACAATTACGATATTAAATGCAGGTAGTAAAATAGCCAGCGTGCAGAACGCGCCAAGTGGAAATTATTTATTCAGATTAACGGTGACAGACGATAAGGGAGCGAAGAGTACAACTGATATACCAATGACTTTTTGAGGGTGTTTTTGTGAAATATAGATTTAAACCTCGCTAGTCTTGGCGGGGTTTTTTCTTAATTCCTTCGATATGTTTTAGCCTGCTGTTCCACATGCTAAAGCAACATTTTAAATGCCTCTGCACTGTCTTTAATTACCCATGCACTATCACGGATTTTATAAGCAGCGGGATAAGTTTTACCATGACCTCCTAACCATACATCATAATAGATAATCCTTTCTGTTGAATCTTGTATTTTAGCCTGAAATGGCCTTATCCAGTTTGCTGGTACATCACGATCATAGCCATTAACCTGAGTCATTGGAATAGAATCAAAAGCCGGTTGCTTTTTATAGATTCCATAATCCCTTAAATGTTTTGTCGTATCAATTATCTGCCCATTACAATTAACGGCAATGAGCAGAAGTAAGAATGTGAAGTATTTCATATCTCAAAGTTATGATTTCTTCATCCTTTTTTTACATTCAAAATAATAATAGAACAAAGCCTTCATTGACTGGCTGAGTTCCTTTCCTCCATTGATCAGCGTAGACAATGATGATTTATTAAGACCGGTATCAGCCACAATCTGCTTCAGACCAATATTGAAGTGGAGCATTTTTTTGTTGATCCATTCGATATCCACATCGTCAACAGGTGGTCGTTTATATGGAAATGGATGAACCAATATCCGACGCCCTGGAAAGAAAGAAAAAAAAGTTTCATGTACAGCCTTGATCAATTGATCCCGGCTATAAAATTCTTCCGCTTCTTTATCCTGGGACACACGAATGACTACATTTTTGTCTTTAACCTCAATTATCTTAAACTCCAGATTGGCTTGCCTGGCTTGTACCAATGCCGCCTGTTCCATTTCCAGAATGGTTTCTTTGCTTACTTCTTTTGGAAGCAAGGTCAGACCTTTAATAATGTTTTCCATAAACTCTAAAATTTAGCAATTAACAATTTCCCCATTACAGGGCATATATAAAAAGGGGGAGGATTTTCTCCCCCTTTTAGATTCTAATTCTGCGAGCTATTATCTTCCTTTTCTTCGTGAAGGACTATGATAGCCTCCGACTCACCGATCTTCAAAATCACCCCGAACACACGGCTTACAATTCTGTTGCCTTTCGGCGTTCTGGCCTCCTTGATCCCATAGAGCCAACTGATTTCGGCTAGTGAACCATCGGGGAGGACGAGTGTAAACCCATCAGGGTTTTGAGCTGCTAACAATAGCAGCTTTTTGACTAGATCTTCCATTGTGATTGTGCCTGTTTATATTGCGCCGGCAACGCTTTTTGTTCAAAGAACTATTACCTCATAAAGGTAGGTAAATGTTTGCTAATAACAAACGTTTGAAGAGATTTTTTTGAAATAATTTTGTAGGAATAAAGCCAGTGTGGAATTTGTCAGTACCTTAAATGTGGCTTTGACTTTCAGAGCTGGCGAATGGCCCGGCAGATTTGGACAACCATCTGGACGGGCTTTTTTTATTTTTTCTTTTTACTACGATTCATTAGCAATTGCTGGTATATCAGATCAATCATTATTCTTTCCTGAACTTCAAAGTAAGCGGCTAATAATACTATATCACTCATCCGGAATTTGCCTGGGTTGTTGATCCTGTCAGTCAGGCGTTCATAATTTGTTCCTAACGCCTTTGTAGCTACTATGGTGATCGGAATATGCTCAAATATCTGCGAGAATATTTTTATTTCATTGTGCTCTATTAACAGCTTTACCGTTTTAGCGCGTTTATCCTTTACCATCAGGCAATGATAGGCAATAGATATGTTATGAGTTTCAATGAAATAAGAATAGTATTTAGTTTTAATACATTATGTGTACTTATGAGACACATATTTTGGTTTATAAAGTAAATTTTGTACTTTGATCTCTCATAGGATAAGGTTTAGTGGTTTAGGTATATGGTTAGATAGCCCGCCCCGTGAACGCAGGTAGGGGCGGTTTTTTATTGGGGGTTAAGACTTTGATTAGTACTTTAAAAATATTTGTGAAAAGGAAACACGATGGCGACTCCAAGGCCCCGGCAACAGCTGGGGTTCATTTTATTGCCGGTCTCCCTCCGGTAGGTTCAGACTTCTGATTGCGTAGTTCACACCATCCCGCCCAATGCGGTAGCCAAACTTCACAGGGGCGGGATTTTTTATGTGCAATTGGATTGCGTGTTTATTGCATTTTGCTTTTTTTATAGCGGGAAAACCATTTCTACATCGTCCTTGTATACTTATTAATCTCTTTGGGATTTACGTCCATGCCCAGGTCGCGCAGGTAATCACTATATGCCTGAAAAGAAGTATGACCAGTAAGTGCCATGATATCAGGATCCGGTGCTCCATCCAGCTTTAAATGAATTACACGGGTATGTTTGAAAGCGTATAGCGTGCTGTCTGCACTAATGCCGGCCGCGTCTCTTACTTTACCGAATCGTTTGGACAAAAAATTTGTACCAAATCGATTTGGCCCCGGACAACTTTTCCCGGTAACTACATAATGTTCGGGATTGCATTTAAATAATCCCTGCTCTTCAAAGATTCGTAACATTTCTTCGCACATGGGAACGGTCCTGTCTCTGTCAGTTTTTGCATTTTCGGCCATTACCCACACCTGCATTCGCTCAGGATCAATGTGTTTTATCTTTAAATTTTTCAACTCTTTATTGCTTCGAATACAGAGGTAATAAATTATCCGGCTCACGAAATAGATATAAGGATCATGTTCTTTTAATTTCGAAATGATCAGTTCCAGGTTCCTCTTATTATAGGCTTTGTGTTTTTTAGTCAGCGTTCTTTTCTTCTCTATTCCCTCGCAGGGGTTTACCTCCATGATCTTTTTACTGATCAGGAATATGAAACAGGTAGAAAGGAAAGATTTTATATTGTTATAATTACGATTGGACCAGCCGCTGGAAATTCCTTCCGACAAACAGGACTGAATATGTTTTGAAGTCAGGATATTTATATCCGCGTGAACCAGGCCCATAGATCTGGCCCAGCTCAGTAGTTTATTAATTGAATATTTATATTTATCCACACTTGACTGCTCAAGTCCTTTCTCCCGGCACACCTGAAGAAAATAAAATAAGCCCTGCTGAATGGTCCAGACTTTTGGCAAGGGCTCCTCGGGTTCAGGTTCTACATATTTAAACGGGTTGTATCCTTCCTGTAAAGCCAGGGTGACGGCTGCCTTAAGGTCATAGGCATATTCCATTGTCTTTATCCGGTTTATGTCCTTATACATCTTAAAACGCTGCCATATTTTATTCTTATAAAGGGGGCGTAGCTTTACCGGGATAAGAAAGTAGAAGCTGACAAACCATTTTTTGCCCGAGGTCTTAAGCTCTATATTCTTATAATTTTTCATGTCCCTGAGTTTGTCCCCGATATATCTGTTAACATCGAAACCCGCTGTGGTAGCGGGTTTCAGCTGTGCGGAAGAGGAGATTCGAACTCCGATTTCAGCTTTTTTGGTATCGTATGACATTGAATGGCAATAATTTAATTTTAATCAAAAACGGCAAAAAACGGCTTTTTTGTCCCCGCTGGTGGCCCTGAATACAAATCCAAACAAAGCAACAAACCTGGTTATATGATCCGCTTTTCTTTATTGATTTCCATTACTAAATAAAATGGCTTTTTGATCCTGATCGGAGATTCGTTTATAACCATATTAAGGCATTCTGCTAAGGTTGGGATAAAATTAATTTCTACTTGTTTTCCATTTTGTCCCATCTTCAAATACGACTTCATAGGGCCATGCTAATACTATTTTCTTTCCATCGCGACTGAGTATTGACCATATACCATTAGCGACTTTACCAGGGCCTAAAGATTCATCCGTATACCCTCCCCCGAATCCTTTTGTTATGGATGTGCCCATATCTGCAGGTTCGCCGAAAGCATTCGTTCCGTACCAGCTAAACCTGATTGCTGTTATTTTTTTCTTTGAAATATTCTTCCATACCATTCGAATATTTCTGAAGCTGGAATATTCTTCTTTAAAAAGAAACGCCTCTGTTATTTTAACTGGTGCCAATGAAAGCCCAACAGTATCAAACATGGCTTTTGTCATTCTCTCTTTAACCAGGCTATCTACCATTTCAGCTTTCCTTAAGGAGTCGATGAGTTTATCGGTAGAATCTTTAGTGGGCTCCTTCTGCTTATAAATCACCCAGACCACAACGCCAATAGTTATCAGAATAAGAATGATAATTGCGATAGTGCTTCCTTTCATAAATATTTTTTTAAAGAAATCCAGGTTTCCTATCCATAATTCGCAATAAAAAATACTTCCCTCACTATAGGATGTTTAGATTGATATTTAACGTTAGCTGGTAAAAGATATTATAAAATACACCAGGCTAAAGCATTAAAGTTATATAACAAATAAAAATAATGCATTGATTCTAACGTACTTATATAAAATTATTTATCAATTTATTTGGGTTGGATTAAAAAAACCTGTAAGTTCGGTATCCCAATAAAAAATAACCTAACGCCCTAACTTTATCCTTTTCCAGCCACACACAATTTCTGTTCATTTTTTTCATTCGCCACACACAAAGCTCTGATATCATCTCATGGCAGGCCGTAGGTCTGTTAAAGTACGCCTTGTGTGGCCGTACTTCAGTACTGAAAGCCTGCTTTCTTTAACCCTTAAATGGAGATAATACATATGGAACCGAATCCCTGCACTACTTGTGCACACTTTTCTGCTTGCCCTTTTTCAGGCGTGCCTTCGCAGCGTTTACTTGCATGTTGCCCGATTTTAAGGCGCTACTTCCTTTCTCATGATGCATCTGCTCATCCTGGTTATCCATTATCACAAGATCATCCGCGTCCTGTCCATCTAAAATTGCCCTTAAAGTTATTTGAGCTGAATTCGAATTAGCAACTAGTAGGTTAAGATTATCCTTTATTATTGCCAGTAATTTATCTTCCTTTTCTTCTGCCCTCTTACGGCTTATCTCCTTCTCAGCTAAAAGGCGCTCATATAATTCTTCTTTGGTAACTGCCTGTTTATCTGTAATATTTTGGCCCAAATCGTAAATGGTTGAGCGTGGAACATTTTGTAAACCTTCTTTGAACTTTTCGTAGAATGTATTAATGAAATTCTCGCTGGGCTCTTTTTTCTTACTCAAATAATCGCTTACCTGACCTTTAGAGAAAGTGGTCATTTTTGCTATATAGGCTACTGGCCGCTTAAGCCCAAGCCTGTCAACATCTTCATAAAACTTATTAATCAACTCTTTAGTTAACATTTGCAACAATAGTTCAAAAATAGTTTATAAAAAGTTCTATAATTTACTTGTTTGTTCAACAAAAGTTCTATACATTCGTATCAGATTATCAAATGTAATAAAAATTATCACATTATGAGGCTTTCAAGAATAGCGATACTGGCAGTAAGGGGAGCATGTCCTGGGATTATAAATAAGCTGGCAGTTGCTATTGATGTCAGCGAACCTACAGTTTACAGGTACATCAATGATAATGATGACAACCTTACAAAGGCTGCAGCAATAAGAGTAATTCGTGAGGAAACCGGACTTACAGATTTGGAAATATTGGAACAAGAGCAGATCAACGAAACCACAAAATAATACGCAAAATTCATTCTTGCAATAATCAAAATCTTGAATATGAAAAAACTGATCAACAACCAGGGCCTGACGGTAGAAGTATCCGCAGAGCAGTATAATAAAATATACGCTGCCTTCCTGGAAGGTTGCTGCTCAGTGATCTGTTCCGAAAACGGACAGTCAAACATCTTTATCCTGGAGCACAATTTTTAATCAATGTCCTATCCACTATCCATATCACATATACGCAAAGGCATTAAAAAAGCCAAAGCAGTTACCCCGGCGGTTCGGGCGCTGGCTGACAGGATAAAACGGGATTTGGAAGAGAGTAAAAAACCTAAATCTAAACAATCAGCATAAAACAACCCTATGAAAAAGTTATTAAGAATTATTGATCTAATGCTATTCGGATACGATGCTAAAAACGCAGAATTAGAAATTTTAGCCGCAAGGCTTGCTGATATAAATAAAATTATTTCGAGGTGACGGTTGGGCAGCCGTCAGGTAATCCGTACCAGCGGCTGCATTTTTTGGAAAGTGTATTAGTCAAGCGGTCTGACCCAGACTTAGTTTGAAATAAGTCTTCAAATTTTAAGTAGGCGATGGCGATTGGAGAGGAACGAGAGCTGAATAAAGCAGTGTTAGGCTAACTGATGAGGGTTGAATACCCGAAACACTCCCGGCAAGTGAAAGTCTTGTGGGGTTGTCTTAGCCAAAAATCCATTACCAATGATACTCATCCTATTCGTGCTCTCCTGCATAGCCGCGCTATGCGCAATTGTAGCAGTGATCAAACTTAAACAATGTTATGGCAGCACTTAACCTGATACTTGTTTTTCTCATTATATGGCTGACCCTTGTCGGTGGCTGTATGCTGCTCACCTGGTTGCTTATAGATAAGAGGGCACCCGGAAAGCTTCTCGGCGTGTTGCATAAAATTAAATCAGGTTTTCAGGTAATAGCACATAGGGCAATTGGTATAGGCTGGTGTTTGGTTGACTTTTCGATTGCCATATTATTCAGCGTGCAGGTTTTCTTAAACTGGATTTCGAGGGGAAAGTTTTTTGCCAGGACAATGGATGAGATAGAAAAGAAGATGGATGACACAGAAAGTTTTTATCATAAATAATTACCGGGACCACTTCCGAGTGAGTTTTAGGTTGTTGGTTCCGGTGATCTTTTTCATAGCTCTTTTTTACATGGCAAGCAATCGTTAGAGCCGGCCCGTTTCTACGGGAAGGCTTTTTAAAAAGCGTTTCAGGATAGGGTTCAGACCCTAGGTTTTTTATAGAATAAAGGTTTAATGGTTAAAGCCGGGGAGATCGGCCCCGGCTTTTTTTTAAACGAGTTCTTTTTATTATGACAAGGGCCTGGTTAACGCCGGGTCCCCTTTTAAACTCACAAACACAATATAAAGTTATGAATATTCAGTTAAAGGCAATGACTCTTATCAACTTCAAGGGCATCAGCAATCTGATAATAGATTTTAACCCGGTCACAGATATTCTTGGTGAAAATGCTACAGGAAAGACAACTGTTTTTGATGCTTTCTTATGGCTGCTTTTTGGTAAGGACTCCACGGACCGTAAAGATTTTGAGATAAAGACACTTGACAGTAAGAACCGGCCAATGCATAAGCTTGATCATGAGGTAATGGCTGTATTAGATGTTGATGGTTCAGAAATTGTTATTCGCCGCGTGTACCGGGAAAAATGGACAAAGCAGCGAGGTAAGTCCGAATCAGAAATGACTGGCCATGAAACCGAATATTACTGGAATGACGTACCGATGCAGCAGAAAGAATACCATGGAAAGATATCGGGTCTTGTTGATGAAACACTTTTTAAGTTGATTACAAACACTGCCTATTTCAATTCTCTGAACTGGCAGGAGCGTCGCAAAGTACTGGAATCGATCGCCGGAAATATTAGTGATACTGAAGTTGCTGAAGGCGATACTGATTTTGAAAAGCTGCTGAAAGATATTTCAGGAAAGACATTCGCCGAATATAAAACTTTGCAATCCGCACGTAAGAAAAAGTTAAAGGATCAGATTGAGCAAATTCCCACTCGTATTCAGGAGGCTAAGCGTGCTTTCCCTGAAGAAATTGAATATTCGGTTTTTGAAAAGGCACTAACTGCAAAACAGGCCGAATTGCTTACTGTAGAAACTGGTATTGAAAATGAGGCGCAGGCCGCAAGGGACAATAATAAACTGGTTGCTGAAAAGATTAATAAAGTCCATGGCTGGCATACTGAAATTAATCAGATCACTTTTGATTTGCAGAAAGAGATCAATACAGCCAGGCAGAACCGGGAACTTTTTATTCAGCAAAAGAAATCCGACCTCCGAACGTTGCAGGATGAAACCAGTAGCCGGGCCAATCAACTGAACAGGATCAAAGGAGAAATTGAATCGCTTGAAAATCAGGCAACAGCCCTTCGCACAGAATGGCATAAGGAAAACTCTCGGGTATTTGAGTTCACAGACGAATTTACTTTCGATGAAAATGAAAGCATTTGTCCTACCTGCAAACAACATTTGCCAGCGGATACTATAGACAATCGCCGTACTACGCTACAAAAGAATTTTGACGATAGCAAAGCGGCCAAAGAAAAGACTTTCAATTCAGCGAAGACAACCAGGTTAAATGACATTAATACCAATGGTTCAAATATTAAAATTAAGATCATTGACCTGAAAACAAAACTTGCTGAATTGGGGACTACGGACGATGATCAAAACAAGATTGCTGCACTTACCAATAGCATTGCTCAGTTGGAACAAACGCATTCTCTACTCAATGACAGCGAAGCTTCTCAGATATCAACGGCCATTGCTACCAATGAAAAGATCAATGAGCTTAAAACCAAGATGGCTACAATCCAGGTGGAGATCGATCATATGGATAAACCGTCTACCAAACTTACAACTGAACTGAAGGAAAAGAAAACTGCGATCACTGCTGAAATCGATGTCCTGAAAAAGCAGCTGGCGACAAAGGATCTGCGCAAGCAACAGGAAGAACGTATTGAAGAGCTGGATCGACAGGAAAAGGAATTTGCTCAGCAGATATCGGACATCGAAGCAATTGAATTCACGATCCTCAGGTTTGAAAAAGCGAAGATGGATGAGCTGGAAACCCGGGTTAATTCCATGTTCAAATATGTAAAATTTAAAATGTTCGAAACTCAGATAAATGGCGGCGAAGTTCCTACCTGCCTGACTTTGATTGATGGCGTTCCATACGCAGATGCCAACAATGCTGCAAGGATCAATGCAGGTTTAGATATCATCCGTGTACTTCAGGAATATCATAAGGTCCAGGCGCCGGTATTCATTGACAATGCAGAGAGCGTGATCAAACTTCTGCCAATTGATGCCCAGGTAATTCGCCTGGTGGTTTTTCCAGGTGCCAAAAAGCTCAGAGTACAGTCGGCAATGGAGGCAGTGGCTTAACCTTATTCATTAATATTTAAAAATTTTTTATGTCAGAAGATAAAGCAGTAGTCAGGCAATCATCGCCAACAGAACAATTCAACTTTTTTAATCCGGAACATTTTGCAACGATGCAACGGGCATGCATGCTATTTGCTGCCAGTGAGCTTGTTCCTCCGATGTACAGAATAACTGAAATTAATACCAAAGAGAAGGCTATAGCAAATTGCATGATTGCAATAGAAACTGCTCAAAGAATTGGAGCCAGCCCTCTCATGGTCATGCAGAACATGTATATAGTATATGGTCAACCTGCATGGTCCGCAAAGTTTTTAACAGCTACTGTTAATGGATGCGGAAGGTATAATTCCATAAAATACAAATTAGAGAACCTGGGCAAGATCAAATGGAATAACAGTGAGGTGGATAACTGGCAGTGTATTGCATACACTACAGAAAAATCCACCGGAGAAGTCCTTGAATCAATCCCCGTAGATATTGCCATGGCGATAGCAGAGGGATGGTATGGAAAGAAAGGCAGCAAATGGCCTACCATGCCAAAGCTAATGTTGCAGTACAGGTCTGTCACTTTCTGGACACGCGCTTATGCTCCTGAACTTTCCATGGGTATTAAGTCAGAAGATGAGGTTGAGGATTACATCGATTTTGAAGATGTGAGCGATAAAGTAAAGAAAGAGGTGAAAGAAAATGCCAATAAAACAGTTGTTGGTTTTGATGAACAGCCTGCTCAAAATGGCGTGACACATAACGGGGCTTCTACCGAAATTAAGCAAGCTGAAAATGGTAATTCTGATCCTAAATCCGCAGGAGTTCAAACGCAAATGGGAGGCCCGAATTTCTGATGCAACTGAAAGTAATTAGCAGCGATTCATCCGGTAACGGGTACATTCTGGAATCAGACCAGGAAGCGCTGATCATTGAATGTGGTGTGAGGTTTGACCTGGTTAAACGGGCACTTAATTTCAAAATGCGCAAAGTAGTTGGCTGTCTTATTACCCACAGTCATAAGGATCATTGTAAAGGGGCAAAAGAAGCCATTGCCAATGGTATTGACATATATACTTCATCCGGGACTCTTATAGAACTTGATCTGGAATATAACCATCGCGCACATGTGCTGGTAGAGCAATACCCGCATGCTATCGGCTCCTTCAAAGTAATTCCTTTCCTGGTTAAGCATAACACCGCTGAGCCATTTGGTTTTATGATCAATCACCCTGAATGTGGTAATGTCCTGTTCCTGACTGACACCATGTATTCACCGGTTAAGTTCAAGAATCTGAATAATATAATTGTAGAGGCCAACTATTGTGAAGAAATACTGGCTGATCAATTTGAAAAAGGCCAAAATCCTGTTCACCGTAGTCATGTATTGGAGGGACATCTTTCAATACAGAATTGTAAGGAATTACTTAAAGCAAATGATCTGAGCCGGGTGAATAACATAGTACTTATCCATCTTTCAAATGCCAACAGTGATGCACTGAGGTTTCAAAAAGAGGTTCAGGAACTGACAGGAAAAACGGTCTGGATTGCGGATAAAGGAATGACCATGCCGTTCGATAAGACGCCATTTTAATTAACCTTTTATAATTAATAATTTATGACAAAGACTTTAACCCTTAGCGATATTGAAGCCCGCCAGATATATAGTACGGCACCCTCAGAATTAAAGCGTATCCTGGAATCTACTTTCACTAAAGCATTCTTCTCTCAATCGCTACTAGAACGCTGCACATCATTTGAAGCTGTTTGCGCTGAGCGCGGGGTTAATCCATTCGATATTTATTCTACGGACGATAAGCCACACATTGCAGCAATCAAACGGCTTGAATTCGCCATTGAAGTTATTAATGATGATCCCAATTTTCCCAACTGGGATGATAGTGACCAATACAAATGGTTTCCCTGGTTTTATCACAATTCGCCTGCGGGTTTCCGGTTCTACGCTTCGAACTACGGTGACGCGGGTTCGCGCGTCGGCTCGCGCTTTGTTTTAAAATCGGAAGACCGGGTACAGCACATGGTGAAATATTTCTTTGCGGATTATAAGGCATTACACACAAAATCATAATCATGAAACTATCACTTTCGGAAAAACAT